GTCCTATTGGCCGCGCCGGAAAACATTGGACCATCCCCCCGCGTCGATCGTCGTCGTCTTCACGTTGTGACACCGCTCGCAGAGCGTCTGCAGGTTGCTCGCGTCGTCCGTGCCGCCTTGCGTCTTGGGCACAATGTGATCCGTGACCATGCGACCGCCGGGATAACGCAGGCCTGCTCTCACGCAGGCACTATGCTCACTCGACAATCGTCCGTCTGTGCGTTCCCCGCAGTAGGGATGCATCGCTTTCCATCGCTTGCTGAGCTTGTCCCATGCGTTGCCATACCCTCGCTCGTGGCGGCTGCCTCGCCTCAGGTCGGTCACCTGCCTCCGTTGCTTGGTGTGGGCAGGGCAGGGGCCCTTACTGCGTGCCGCACAGCCAGGTTCAGGACAGAAGCCGACAGGGGCGCTTGGCATCTCCTATATCTCCACCCCCGCAGGCACGCACAGGATGGTGACTATTGCTTCTCGTCTGTTCACCTGGGCCATCCTGCCGACGTCAGCGTCCCTAAGATGTGTAGCAGCACACCTACCCACAGGGGCGCTTTATTCACGCTCGCCATCAGCACCACCACCAACGCCGCAAGGAACAGAATGAGGCTTAGGCTCAACATGGTATGTGCTCCTAGTTCACCACGCGCCAGACGTCAGGCGCTTTACTGTTCGGGAAGTACCCGACCAGGTTATCCCCGTCCGTGAGCGAGAACCGCACCTGATACACCCCGACGCTCAAGGCCTCGACCCCCAGGACGGCCACGGTGCCGGCGTCCTCATTGAGCCAATCGACGGTGACCGTGTCGATTTCGTCGCTCCCAAACAAGATACGTATCCCGACCGTAAACCCAGTCCCGTCAATCGGAACCCCGTCGTTTTCGAGCCGAAATTCCTGCGGTTCACTCGTGCCAACCGGAATCACATGGGTCATGACGAACACTCCCGACGCACACGACGGACCGGCACGAGCGACACCACCCCACGAACCGGCGTCAGGGCAATCACCGAATAAGTCGGGGTGAGGCTGACCACCGTGGTATCGCAGAGGTCCACTTCTGGCTGCAGACCGGCGAAGAAGGAGGTAGGGGCGCCCGTGATGAGATACGTGCCCGGGCTGAGCACGAACACGCGCGCCCCTTGTAAGGTCGCTGCCGCACCCGTAATGGCGTAGGCCCCAGGCGACGCCACGAGCGCCCGATTGAGATGGAACGTGGCGTCTGCGCCGGTGAGGGCATAGGCCCCTGGATTCGCCGAGAGGAAGTGTTCGACTGCGAGGGTCGCCGAGGAACCTGTGATGACGTAGGTGCCCGAATCAGCCTGCAGAATGTGTGCGCTCAGGAGCGTGGCCGCGCTGCCCGTCAGGGCATAGGCGCCTGCCTCAGCATTCAGGGCAAAGGCGGCAAACGTCGTGAGCTCTGCATCGGCACCGGAGAGGACATACGCGCCTGGACTGGCCGAGAAGAGCAGCGCGCGCTGGAACGTGACATCCGCGCCCGTCAGCGCATAACTGCCAGGGTCGGCAATGAGCGCAAAGATGCCCGCGAGGTTGAGTTCCGCCGCGACGCCTGAGATGAGATAACTTCCAGGGCTGGCGTTCAGCGACCGAGCCGTCAGGAGGGTCGCGCTCGAGCCCGTCAGGCTGTAACTGCCAGGACTCGCGAGCAGGGACCGGACCAGGGAGAGCGTGGCCACGCTACCCGTGAGGTCGTAGGCGCCTGGACTCGCCGTGAGGGTTCGGGCGGCGAGCAGTGTAGCCGCTGAGCCTGTCAGCGCATAACTGCCTGGATCGGCCGAGACCGATCGCCCCGAGAGCAGGGACGCACTTGAGCCGGTGAGGGCATAACTCCCAGGACTCGCCGAAATGGTCCTGACGAGTTGAAGCGTCCCATTCGCCCCGGTGAGGGCGTAACTCCCTGAGGCGGCGTTGATGGTCCGAGCCGAGAGGAGCGTGGCGCTCGACCCGGTGACCGCGTAACTACCAGGGGAGGCCGTAATCGTATGGGCCGAGGTCAGAGTGGCACTGGCCCCAGTCAGGGCATACGCACCACTCGCCGCCAGGAGCGCATGGGCCGCGACCGTGATGGCGGCAGCGCCCGTCACGGCATAACTCCCCGCATCGCAGCTCAAGCTATACGCGTTCGCGACCGTGGGCGGAAAGCTGGTCAGCCACGGTTTGAACGGTTGCGCGCGTCCGAGTCGTGCCATCGACTAGAGTCCTGCCCCCATCACCCCGAACCGACCCGGATCGGCCACGAGTTCATAGTGCCGGCGTCCGCAGACCCGACATTGCTTGACAATCATCCCGTGCCGATGCTCGGCCGAGTGGGTCGCCAAGGTCTCAAGGTTCCTGGGCTTGGCACAACACGGGCGCAAAATCCCCTTCACGACCGACCGCGGATCGATGAGGACCATTACGCCAGGGTGAAGATGGTCCCCGCGACGCCCACCGCCGCATTGTTGAACTTGACCGAGAACGACTCGCCATCTGCCAACGTCAACGGAGAGGCATAGTCCCACCACGCGATGAGCGGGTCCGCGTTCGGCGTCGTCGGCGTGTCGTCGTAGATGGCGACATACTGAAACGGTCCCACGGGGCCGGCGCTCGCCGTGATCGTGAACGAGATGCCCGTCAGGGTGACCGTGCCACCCGTCCGCGTGGAGTCGTTCTGCGTATCCACGGGAGCGGTGTAGCCGTTCTGATTCGTGATCTCAGCCAGGTCCGCCTTGACCGTATCCCCGGAGGCCGAGGGCGTGGCGTTGCTGAGATAGGCGTTGATGACTTCGGCCGTCCCGAACAAGTCCATTTCCTTGTTCATGAGGCACTGCACGAAGGGCTCGAATTTGTTATACGTCGCCACGTTAAACCTCCACCGTCATGTAACAGACCGCGTTGACCGCCACGGATGTGTGGGTACGAATGCGCCCGAAGAGCCCCAGGTTGATGACCGGCTCCCGCCCGAGGGGGAATTGCTTCACGAACTCATATCCGTTGGAACTGGGCACCGTCACGGTGATCTGGTCAAAGAGCCGCACGGCCGTGATACTACCCTCACCGGCACTGGTGTAGCCGGTCGAGGTTGTGCCAACTTGGATGAGGTTCGTCGACGGGTCGCCGCCCGCGACCGCATTCGCGTCCAGTTTGTTCAGGCCTGCCGCCACATGCGCCGTCACCGTGGCCGCCACGTCCGTCTCGAGCAGCTCGGCCACGAACAGGCAGGCCGAGGCGGGCGCGTCGCACTTGATGCCCCACTCGACAATCTTCGCGAGCACGGTCGCGGAGGCTTTCACTTGCAGGAGCGTCTTGATGGACGTGCCCGTCGTCACCGCGACAAACTTCGCCGTGGTCGGGGTGGCACCGTTGAAAATCTGATACAACGCCATAGGACTCCTTTAATACAGTGAGGCGCGCTTGACGGATTGATTTAGGAAGAGCGGCTTCGCTCGCCGAGTCTCGTAGCCTACCGCGACATACCACATAAACGCCCCCGCAGGGTCCGCGTCGTCCATGATGAGCGTGATCGGATCGCCCCAGGTATTGATGTCACCAAGCCCTTCAATGGCATCGGTGTCAGGGTCCGCGTTGAGATACACCGCGTCCGTGCGCAGGCCGGTCTGCACGAACATATTGGTGTTGCCGCTCCGACTGGAGGCTTGCTGACAGGTGCGATTCGAGGCGCTGGTCGCCGCGCCAACACTCCATTCATCGTGTGCGGACGGCGTGGAACCTGAGACGATGTGCGCCTTGCACGCCGACACGAACAGAGCCGCCAACGGATAGAATCCGAGCGCATCAGTACCAAACGCCGTGCTCGTATCGGTCTGCGTCGTCAGGCTCCCGATCGCCCATTGCCCACCGCCAATCGCGAGCCAGTGCATCCGCATGGCGTTGTTACGAGCCGTCCAGTCGATATTGAGGTTGGTCGCATCGGCAAAGCCCGGGGGATCATTCGAGATGAGACACAAGTTTGCGGGCGCTGTCGTCGGGTTCGACAGGTGCAGGGCGAAGATTTCATCTCGCCGACAATACGTCCCCGTCGCCCCGCTCGCCGCCGCGTTGTTGCTGCCGCCGCTCCAGACCGCTTGCCGTGGGACGGCCCCGCCACCACCGGGCGGCACCGCGGCCATCGCCGCGCCGAAGGAGACCGAGGAATCCACCTTGGTGCTCGGTGCATCGGCCGCGCACGCGCCCATGAAAAAGGCGACCGTGGGGGTCACGCCGAGCCCGTGCGCGACGGTCGTCGTCCCCGTGGCGGCCGACGTGTGGGTGCCGGTCGCCGCAGAAATCTCGCTCCCGCCCACCGCGAGATAGCTCACCCGCAGATCCGTCGGGAAGGCGTCGAGAATCTCCAGCGTGAAACTGCCGTTGCCGACCGATTGCACGTCCGCCCATCCCGCACCCGTGCCGAACCCATTCGTGGTATCCAACATCGCGATGCAGGCATCGTCCCGATGGCCGCTGTCCGTATCCGCCGACCCACCGCCGTCGATGTCGAGCGCGCAGACCACGCGGAACGCCGACGCCCCCACCGCCCACCCATGTCCGCGTAGATGGCTCGCGCTCCCAAACGCGTTCGTGCTTTCCGTGCGACCCGACCACCAGAACAGGATCACCTTCGGCACTTCGGACTCGGGCCACAGACTGGACACGGTCACCGTCGTGGCGGCTGCCCCTGTCCCGATATTGAACGCACCCACCGCGGCCAGGACGGACATCAGCAGGACTCCCCACACATCAGACCCCCAACCGGGCGATGAGCGCGGCCTCAGTGTGGAGTGGGTTGATGCGGTCTTCCGCCAGCAGGAGAATCTGGTGGAGCACATCCGCCGTCATCATGCCGATGCGCCTGAGCGCCAGCGACGCGCCATAGAACACCGGGTCATCCGCCGCGGTGGTGGACTTCACCCGGACGCGCAGCGTGCGCAGACCAGCAGGTAGGGGACTCACCGACTGGGACACCGAGAGCGTCTTGTCGCCAGCGGCCCCGGCATCGTCAATCACCGCAAGCTGCGCCGCGTTCGTCTGGTCCCACAACTGCCAACTCTGCGTCCCCGTCCCGACCTTGTTCACGAAGACGCCGAACTCGAACCCGCTGATGCCGAAGGTCTCGATCCGACAGACGCCCAAGCCTTTGCTCGCCGGGGTCGTGTCATAGGCCGCGCCCACATTCGTCAGCGTCAGAAACCCGCCGAGGCTGATCGAGTCCAGCGGGGAGACGACCCTGGCGATGAGCGCCGCGGCCTCGGTCTGCTCACCGGCCGAGAGGGTAAAAGCATCGATGACTTGCTGCGTCGTCATCTGGCCGCGTTCCAGTTCCCCGAGCGCCGCCATGAAGGCGTGGACGTGGATCTTGGGTTCCGTCGTGCCGATGAGACGGGAGTAGAGGCTCACGACAGACCCGGCTGCACGAGTAGGGGCGCAATCGCCTCAGGCGTCAGGCTCCCGTTCGGCCCAGCGAGCACCACCACGTTTCGGTTCCACGATTGCATAAGGCCATTCGTGGCCGTGTCCTGCGAACTGTCGTATTCCAGTCGAAAGACGGTGGTCGCAGGGGGCGTGAACAGCGGCACACGGTTGTAGAGTTGGACCGGCGCACGGGCGGCATCGGCGATCCACATACTCAGCAGACAGGGCGTCTCGCCTTGGCCGAACCCTTCCACCAGGAGCCAGGTGCGCGTGATCGTATTCACGGCCACATAGAATTGGGCCGCACGCGGTGACAAAATCTGCTGCCCGAATTGATCGTTGAACGACTGCCCGGGCACGAGATACATGCCGTTGTAGACCGATAAGAAAAACTCCGCGATCCCCTGGCCCGCATCGAACGCCTGTTTGTAGTCCGTCTTCCACTGTAACCAGAACGGCCACCCCACCACGGAATCCACGCGCCACGTCTTATGGCGGAACAAGTCCCCGTCCTTGGTGTAGGCAAACCCCGCATCGAAACTGAAGTCCCAGGTCAAGAGACTGTCCCCGGTGGTCAACTCGAACGTCAGGTGCTTCTGTCCGCTGTCTGTGCTGCCGGTCTGGGGATTGATCTGTGCCACGGCCGCATCCACGCCAGCGTCGTAGAAGATGGGCACCTTTGTTGCGCTCACGCCTCCGGACTGGTAACTGTCGATCTCGGCCTGACTCCGTAACGGGTAGGCGTCCCGGCAATCAGCGCGGGCAGTCAGCGCCTCGTAGTAGGGGTACGCCCCAGGCTGCGGCGGCACATACACACACGACCGTGTCTCAATACGCGTCCCACTCGTCGGCCCGCACGCCTGCCCACCGTTCGCCGGTGGCGTGAGAATCTCTCGTGTCCAGGTCACCACGCAGGTCTGCGTGCCGTCCGGCTGACAGGGCCCCCACTCACCAACCGTGTCCACGGGATCGCCGAGCACGCAATCAACGGGCACGGGTGAGGTCTCAGCCGGTTGCACGTCGACCGTCACTGTGGCCGTGGCCTTCCCTCCTTTGTGGTCGATGACTTCATAAACGATGTCATAGACCCCAACCGCATCGTAGCCGCGGGTGTAGGACGCCTTCCCCGGCTTGCCGGGCGCCGTGCTCTTGTCGATGCCCTGGCCCCAGTAGAAGATGTTCTTAATTTTGTTCGTGGGACCGTCCACATCCGTCGTGCCCGAGGCATCGACGATGACTTCTTGACCGACGAGAATCGGCAATGGCGTCACGAGTTGGAGATCGGCGATCGGCACGCGGTTCGGTGGGGACATGGTTTACGGCTTTCGCAAGGAGGGGCTCAGGTCGCCGCCCCCTCGTAATCCGGCGCGATGGTGAGCGTGACCAGGAACTTCCCGGTGTTCACGAGACTGTCCCAGGTGTAGGTGAACAGGACGTGGCGCCGATACTGCGAGGGCGGACGGCGCGTGGTGAGCGGCACCACCGTGGTATCGTCCGCGTTCAACGTGACGGCCACGACCCCCTCGTCTGAGCAGTACACCAAGACATCCACGTCGTCGCGGTCGTTCACGATCGTCGTCGTGGCCGGATACACCGACGCATTACGGTCATAGACCGACATCGTCAACGTTTCCGGCTTGAATCCCAGGTCCACCGTCACATCTAAGGACGTGCCACTGAGAAAGGCCTTCCGAACTAAGACGGTATTCTTCGTCACGCGGATGGCTTCTGGAAGATGTCCGCGTCCGCTTCCGGGTCCACCGTGGGGAGCGCGTAGTTGTGCAATACGACCACATTCCGCCCATACCCGATGAGCGGCCCTGTCTGGCACGGCGGCGGGTTACACGACGTGTTGAACTCGAAATCGAACGAGCCGACCGTGCTATTGCTTTGCGTGCCGCCCATCTGCCAGGGCACCCGGAAGAGGGTCCGAGCGGCCTCCCGGCCTTCGTCGGCCACCCACAGCGAGAGCATGTGCCACGTCCCGGTCAGGTCCGCGGAGTTCCCGGTCGGCCCCTCCACCGCCAGCGCCTTCCACTCGGTAAACTCCGCCGCCGGGCGATTGAGGCGAATCTCGATCCACCGCCGCGTCCACCGACTGTGCAGGATCGGATACGACTCTCGCGGCGCGGCGCCCTCGCCGGTCGGCTCAAGCGGGTCATTGGAACTACAGCCCGGCGGCAGCGGTAACCCGTTGCGGTCGAGGGTCGAAGTGATTTTCGAAATCTCCGGGTCGGCGTCCGCACGGAAGAAGTGATCCTTCACCGTCCACCAACGCCCGCTCACCCCTTGCCGAACCTGGAATGTCTTGTAATTCGCGAGCTTCGCCAGGGGGTCGCCGGCGCGAGTATAGAGACGAAATTCCTCCCCGTACCAGAAATCCCAACAGATCAGGATGGTGCCGGTGTTGATCCCGATAGGCATCTTAAGTTGTTGGTTCCCGGGAATCGAATCACTCCCGAACCCGAGGCGGTCATCGACGGGCTTATAGAACTTCGCGCCATCTTGTGCTTGGGGATAACTGTCCGTGCTTGGACTGAACGTAAAATACGACGACGGCGGGGCGTTCACGAGGTCGTCTAGTTCTGACTGGCTCCGAAGGCCCCAACTCGCATGGTGCTCTGGAAGGGCCTGCAACGACTCAAAATAGGCGTGGGCCCCGCCGACTGGGGCTGGCCGCGCCAGCACCGCAAATGTCACACTCCTACTCGTGGCGACGCTGCCATCCGACACGGTGAGGGTCAACGTCCGCGAGGCATGCGCCGTGCCGTAGGTGTGGGTGTAGGTGGCGGGCGGTGATCCCGCAATCGTCCCGGACGACGTCCCGTCCCCGTGTGTAATGCTGTAACTCCCAATCACCCCATCCGCGTCGGACGCCGTCAACGCGAACGTAAAATCTCCCACGTAGAAGCCGGACACCCGCGTGACCGAACAGATCGGGGCTTGGTTCGCGACGACCGACGACTGAATCGTGACCGTTCTCGAGGCTGACCCGCTGAGGGCTGGCGAGCCGACATCCGTGACCGTCAGCGTGGCTGTATACGTGCCTGCGGTGGCATAGGTGTGCGTCAGGGTGTCGGGGAGTAGAACGTCGGTGTCCGGCTCCGTGTCGTCGCCCCAGTCCATGGTGTAGCCCGCGATGTTTGCGTCCGTATCGGCGGTGGAGAATATATAGGGCTGACCCGCGAACTGCCCGGACGCATACGTCAGGACGACCACGGGGGACACGTTCTCGGGCTCAGGGTCACCCGGTGGATCGTCCGGGTCGGGCAGGGGCGACGGATCGGGCTCGACGACTAGCGTCACGGTGGCCGTGGCTTCATCTTCCGCCCCGACGCTGTCTCGGACAGTCAGGGTCAGCGTGTAGGTGCCCGTCGCCGCGTAGAGATGCCCATAAGTGTCCTGGGTGGGGACGTACGTGGTCGTGTCGCCGTCGCCCCAGTCGATCGTGCCTGAGACGGTGCCGCCTTCAGGATCCCGCGTCCCGTCCGTCGAGACGATGACGTCCTCGGATTCATACCGAGCGGACACCACCTCGAGCACGGCGATCGGCGGCTGGTTGGGCCTGGCGGCGTTCGGGTTGCGCGGCTTCGCGATGCGCACTTTCGCGCCCCCCGCGGCACGAATGCTAGCTTGCGCCATGGTCGTATCTCGCCCGCGCGGGCAAAGTGTGGAGTAGTGTGGAGCCGAGTGGATCGACCCACGGCCACGCGAGGTCGCCGAAGAAGGCGGGCTTCGCCGTGAGATAGAGCGAATCAGGAATGGGCTGTGCTGGTCGATCCCACGCGACCGCGTTCGTCAGGTAGTCGAAGTTCCCATCGCGGAGGACGGTCGACAACACCTTCGGGTCCGCGGCCTGCCCCCACTGCTGAGGCGCATACCCGAGTTTCCAGACAGACTCAGGGGCACTCCAGTCATAGGACCACCCGACCATATGGCCCTCTTGACCTAGCACGTTGCCAATAAACGAGTGCCACCATGACCCGAACATCAGCCCCGCGCAGCGCCCATTGTGTTGCCCGGGATAGTCCAGCCGAATGCCCACGAGATGATTGCGAAAGATGGTCATCGCAAACGAGCTGCCGTGTGTGTCGTCCGAGTCGTAATTGTGGGACTGGTTCCCCTCGAACAAGATGTGATGCGGGCCGACCATGTGCGAGCCGTTGATCCCGACTTCCACCCATTCCAAATAGTTCCCGATAAGTGTGTTGTCCATGTAGTTGTAGCCGACGACAGACCCCGCGCCGGCCGACTTGGCCACCATCGCCTTGTTCATGCCCAGGACGATGTTGTTCTCGAGCAGCACCTCGGACGAGCCCCCTGACAGACCCAGGCCATAGCCCCCGCCGCCGGGGTAGGGCCAGACGCAATCGTGGATGTAGGAGTCGCGGACTTCACAGCGGAAGGCCCCGTTGAGGCTCACCGCTTCGCCGAGCCAGGCGGCGCTTTCGACGTGCTTCACCCAACACGACGCCGCCGCATTGAACCGGATATTGCCGTCGGAGCCCCCGGAGACGGTGAGATCCTCCAGTCCCGCACCTTGGACATGCGGCTCCATCCAGCGCGTGAGCTGCGCGGACTTCGTGACGGGATAGTCGGTGTGGAGTGGCGTCGTGAACCGGACGAGATGCCCGTCGACGGACGCAATTTCTTTAATCTCGTTCACTGGCCGACCTGACCGGCTGAACCACGTCAGGGAATCCGGGAAGGGATCGTCCCCAGGTTCAGGCGGGTTGTGCTTCGCGAAGACGACCTGATTGCTCGCCCAGATGGTAACGTCAGTGGCCGCGCCATCCCGCGGCGGGAGCGCACACCACTCGGACGCAGCATAGTCGTCCCGGTCCAGCAACACGAACTGTCCCGCGGCAAGGCCGGTCGCATCCTCGACATCGACAAACATCGCCCCTTTCACGCCGTCTGCGTAGATGGACGCCGTGGACAACTGCGGCCACCGACTCGGCCCGAGAATGACGATGGGCTCGGCCTCTTCCGGCTGATACGAGCCGGGTTTCGCCCCGTTCGTCTTGACGAGGAACGTCTTCCCTGGACCCTGCCCGCGCAGCGTCACGGCCTTGTGCAGCAGGATGTGGTCATTGCACAGGAATGTCCCCGCCGAGAGCTTGACGGTCTGCTCGAGCGGGCAGGCCGCAATCGCCGCCGCAATCGCCGCCGAGGCCTCTTCGGTGCCGTCCGCATATTCGGAGGCGTTGATCGTGACGAAGATGGTTTCGCGTGCCGGGATGCCGGTTCTCACTCCCGGCGCCCAGATCGTACGGCACTCGACCGGCACGAGGCCGGTGTCAGGGGGCTCAATAGGGGGTTCAATGGGCGGCTCAATCGGCGGCGCTGGCGCCACCGTCACCATCGCCGTCACCGGCTGGCAGGTATTGGACTTGCCCTTTTTGTTGGTGACCGTGACCGTGCAATCATACGTGCCCGCCGCGTGGTAGGCGTGTGTCGCGGTGGGCTGATTCGACGACTCGGACGTCCAGTCCCCGAAGTCGTAGACATAGCGCCGAATCCCGCCGCCACCCGCCGCATCCGTCGACCCAGAGGCATCGACGACGAACGGCACACCGGCAACAATCGGCGTAGGAAGGACCAGACGAGCGGTGAGGACGGGTTTGGCCAGGGGACTTGGCCGCTAGAATGCCCGTGCCACTCGGCGATGTCAATGCCTAACTACGTCTCCCCTGTCTGTTTGGATGGGAGGATCGCCCGGAGGGTATCAGCCCACTGCAACACGATGTACTTCGACACAGGATACGGCGTCCCAGGATAGTCTCCTGTCGTGATGCCTGCTGTCCATCGCATCGCATCTTCCACCTGTCGGATCGTGGCCTCCTGGGAGGCGAGACGCTCGCCTAAATCAACCTCAATTTGCTCCCCGATCTCTAACTTCTGCTTCAGCCCCTCGATCTCCTGCTGGAGGGCCTGGACGGTAGACTCGGCGGCTTCGGCGCGTCTCCGCATGTAGTCTCGTTCTATGGCTGGAGCCGTCCATGCGCCTCCCTGCAAGGCCGAGATGATCGAATGGAATCGGCACATCACCAGACCGCCGCAGTCCTCACAGCGGTCGCAGGCGTCCTTATCGAGTTCGTCACTGCGTTCTTCGAGAAGGTCTGCAATCAGTTGCCGCGCCTTGTCGCCCTTGGCCTTCTCCTGTTCGGCCTGCACCAACTTGGCCTCGGCTGCTTCAGCACGGATAAAGGCTTCCTCGTGCGCATCACAGAGTTCACCTATTCGCCGCTCAGCTGCTTCAAGTTCCTGGGCGCATGGTTGGCACCACCCGATCCCCGCCAGCGAATGACGCGGGCAGATCGCAAGCGCCTCTCGCTGTTCGGCCTGCACGAGCGCCGCCGACAGATCGGTCAACTGCGTATGTAATTCGTGGACGCCAACTGAACCCTCGCGCCTACAGGACTCACAGGGAAAGGCTTTTGAGCCGTGGACTTCAAGTTGGCTAAGCGCGAAGGCTGCTCGCTGCGTCAGGTCGTGCGTCGTCTCGCTCATCGGCCCGCCCGGCCCGCCTTGGCTTTCCTTCGTGGAGACTCTAAGCTGTAATGCCTCCGCTTCTCGCTGGCGCTGTGCCTCCTGGGCGCGACAGGCAGCCGAATGCAATCGTTCAGTCTCAGCAAGTCCTCCGTCTCCCTTCGTCTGCTCGCTCATGAGCGGCCCCCCTACCACGACTGTTCCGCGTGCTTGCGGATGATGTAAATAATCGTCCCGCGCAGTTTGGCCTTCGCGTAGAACTTCAATTCCCCATCGTCGAACCAGCGCAGAATGTCCGCGTCCGCGTCGCCGCTGTAGTTCACCGAGCGATCACGGCTACAGATGGACACCTGCTGTCGTGGCGCGGTCGTCATGATGCTGCGCTGCACCTTCACCATGCCTTGCCATTTCACAGGCGGCAGTTTTGTCTCGCTCATGGCTGCTCCTGACGAGGCGGAGAGGGTAAGGGTTGCCAGTGCGTAGCCTTGAATACTGATGACCAACCGCCAAACGTGGTCAACTCCACGCGCTCTACATCGACTGGTAGCGGTTCATTGAGCGGTCGCACATCATCGGCCCACTCCAAATAGAACAAGGCTCGGCCAGTCTTGGGAGCCGTGGCAATCGGTTGCCAGCCTGTCTCCGGCCTCCCCCCGATGACCGGAATCGGCTGGGGGGTGACGATGACGAGGGAGGCGCGGGGGTTATTGTTGGGTGGGGGCATTCTCAGTCTCTTTCTTGGGTTCGGCGGCCAGGAGGGCGGCTAATCGTTCGGTACAAAATCTCACGCCTGTATCCATTCCAGCGTTATACGTTTCGTCCAGTGAGGGAGCGACAAACGCCTTCATGCCCTTAGTGGTCCATTCCTCGACCACCTGTCGGATCGTGGCCTCCTGCCCTTCAGCGCGTTGGATCGCCGCCTTGGAAATCTTGTCGCAGTCCATTCGATACGCGAGATGGAAGTCGGCTTTCTCTTTCTCAAGTTGGGCTATCGTGGCCTCCTGGGAGGCGAGACGGGCCAAATGTTCGTCGCGCTGCTCACGAACTTGGTAGTAGAACGCTTCCCACTGCTTTAATTTCTCGATCTCGTGCTGGAGGGCCTGGACGGTAGACTCGGCGGCTTGCCACGCTGCGAGTAAGTCCTGAATAAGTTCCACAAGGTCAAGATCCACGTTACTTTCCCAGGTATCTAGCCATGCCTCTGCCTGCTGCTCCAGTAACTTCAGGTCATCGGTCATCGGCCACACTCACAGTCGTAGGCGTTGATCTCAGGCTCGTTTTCGCTGTCGCAGGTGACGAGGCCAACACACCCGCAGATCAGGGCTTGTCCGTCCGTGAACAATCCGTCCTTGTCGCACTCTGCGCCTTCCTCCCCGCAGCAGGGGCACTCAAGGTATCTGGCCGTCTCACTCATTCCGGCTCCTGTCGTGTTGCTCCTTCGTCTCGCTCCCCCCGAGCGCAGAGAGGGTGTCGGCGAGTAGTAGTTCCAATTCGATGGCTTCTTGACGCCTCAGTGCCCCGGTTCGTTTGCCTTGCTGAAGATCAATGAGCCGATTTCGCCATCGCTCCAGCTTCTCCACGAGCGCCGTGATCGCCGCGTCCCTCGTCATCGGCCCGACTCCTTCTTCGCCCGCGCCTCAGCCAGCGCCTTCCGCGTGCAGTCTTGCATGTTTGCGCAGGGGGGGAAGTGCCCGTAGCGATCGGCCGCGTCCACGACAGTTGGCGCGGCCCCGTTCAGCCATCCAACCAGAAAACGTTTCATCCCGCGCGACGTCTTACGCCTCGCCGGACTAGCGTCTATCCAGGCCCATGCCTTTCGGCACTCGCGCGCCACTTCTATGTCTGGGTAGAGCTCTTGCCAGAGTGTCACCTGTGAATCCGACAAGTCCCAACAATACGTGTCCTTACACGGAAAACGTAGCATCTAGTTACACCTCCGACACCTTTTTCCCCTCATACGCTCTTTGCGAGCCTGAAAGAGAAAGCCTCACCGCATATCTACCCAGGATATGAGGGACCAGGCGGGAAGGTGTCGGCGGCCCTGCCCTGGATTTGTGTGCTCAGGTTCGTGGCCCATGAGCGGCCAATCAGCGCGGCGCAACGTGCGTGTCGCCTGTCTCGGGCTGTCTACTTCGTGATTCGCCACAGCCTCAGCGAGAACACTTGTTTTTTCGGTTGGGGAAATGCAGAATGGCGGGAGTATGCCGCGCTGCTGTCCACAGCCGGTAGAACAAGGGGACGCGTCAGGTGCTTATCACATCTGACGCGCCCCGATTTTTCATCCGCTCCCCTCAGAAGTCAACACAAAACGACTCGCCCGTGCGCGATCCTCTCTCGCCAGGATTGACGCAGCGCATCCGCCCATCACGACGCCGCACACTTCGCACACGAGCGAATACCTAGACCGCCTGAGATTCATCGCGGAACAATTCCCCGTGGTCCTGCTTCGCCGTCGCGAGATTCCGGCAGGCCTGCTCCCAATACGACCGTTTCAGTTCAGCCCCGACAAACCGCCGCCCCGTCTGCAGCGAGACGTAGCCTTCGCTCCCGATGCCCATGAACGGCGACAGCACGAGGTCGTCAGGATTGCTCCAGAGCCGCAGGGCGCGGCGAATCACGTCGAGCTGGAGCGGGCAGATGTGGCGTTCGTCGTTGTGCTCCCGCGCTGACCGAAACTGCAGCGTGTCGTTCGGCTGAATATCCATCCAGATCGGAGAAGCGATCTTCTGCCATTCCGACACGGGGAATGTCTCGTTCGTGTGCGTTACCCGCGACGGATTATCGCCAGGCTTCCGCATCGTGACGAGGTAATCCGGGACGCCTTGCCGTGACATACAGGAGTCCTTCTTGAGTTGCTTGTGGAGCAGCCCGAGCGCCTTCGTGCGCTGCATGGCCGTGACTGGATCTTTCCAGATGCAGACTTCGGAGTGATAGATCCAGCCTTCCGCGGTATGCGCCCGGATCAAATCGCCGCGGAAGTCCCGCAACCCGATCATCCCGTGGTGCGTCTTGCTCGTCGGCAGGTTCATGCAATGAAACGACACCAGCCGCCCGGGTTTCGTCACCCGGAAGATCTCCCGCACGATCATCTGGTAGTGCTCCAGGAACATCGCGTCATCGTGGCTGTTCCCCATGTCCCGGTCGGAGGCCGAGTAGGTGTAGAGACTCGAGAACGGCGGCGAATACACCGTGAAGTCCACGGAGTCATCCGCGAGATCACCGACGACATCGATACAATCGCCGAGATGCGCCGACCACTGCTCGCCCGTGACACACTCCCGCACGTATTCGGTTTTGAATCGCTGCGTCGCCCCTCGAAGAGCCGAGGCATTCAAATCCTGCATGTGGGTCACCATCGCGTCCGACATCCGCATGGCGTCCGCTTCCTTTCGTTGAATGTTGGCGACCACGGCACCCTCGGTGTCAGCCGTGATCAAATGGACCTGCACGGACCGCGTTTGCCCAAAGCGCCAACAGCGGCGCACCGATTGATAAAAGGCTTCGTAGGAGTCGCTCAAGCCCACAAAGGCCATCTGCGCGCATTGCTGAAAGTTCAGGCCGAACCCCCAGATCGACGGCTTACTGATGACGACGCGCACCGTGCCAGCCTGGAAGTCAATGGCCGTCTGCTCTTTATGTTCGGCGCTGTCGGACCCAGTCACTTCCACGGCCCCAGGAATGGCGCGCGTCAACGCCTGACTCTCCGTGTTGAGGTTGCACCAGATGAGCCATTGCCCAGTCGAGGCCGTGACCACCTCGGCGCATCGCTCCACCCGTGCGTCAATGGACGACCGCCGGGCCCCGAGCCGCTCCTGGAGCGTGTTCGCCACGACGGGGAAGAGATACCCTTCGGGCGGGAGTCCGCACTCCACCACGGACTCGTGGAACACCAACTCTGGCAACGTAAAGCCACCATCGTCATACCCGAGGTCCGATGGCTTGCGGAGCATCATCGCCCATGAGCACAGCCATCGCCAGAAGTCGCGCTCCGCGTGGCCCTTGAGCCGCCATTGGCTGGTGTCGCCCCCGTCATGGACGAAAAACATCGAGAGCATTTCCGCGCGAGACATCACGGAGAGGAACTCGGCATGGTTGCCAATCTCCATGTAGTCATTCGGAGCGGGAGTGGCTGTGCAGCACAGTCGAAACGGCGTCCGTGAGAACATCTCGATCAGCGCCGTCCGCGTCTTGCCGTCGAACGCCTTCAGGATGCTTGACTCGTCCAGCACGACGCCGGCGAAGCGCGATGGATCGAAGGCCTCCAGCCGCTCGTAGTTCGTGATCGTCACGCGCGAGGTAATGTCGCCATGCCGAGCCGCATACCGCACCGGCACGTCGAACTTCTGCCCCTCGCGAACGGTCTGCGACGACACCGCCAGCGGCGCCACAATCAACACGTCGCCGTCTATGGCATTCGCCCATGCGAGTTGCATCGGCGTCTTGCCGAGTCCGCAATCCGCCCACAACGCCGCGCGGCCTCGCCGCAAGGCCCACGCCGTGAGGTCGCGCTGAAACGGATACAGTTGGCTGTTCAGTTCCGGTACCGCGTCCATGCCGGTCATTGGATCGGTCGCCGACTTGCGCACCAGGAACTCGGCGTAACTCACTTGGCCCCCTTGGACCGGCACGTCGCACAGGGCAGGACCACGGTCGTCATGTAATACGCCTTCCGGCACGCGAGGCACGTCACGAGCACGGCTTCGATTTGGTGGTCATCATAGGAGCGCATCAGTTCACCATCGCCTTCGCCTTGTCCTCTTCCGCCCACAAGCACCCCTGACAAACGAAGTCATATCTGAGTAGCCCGTTGGGCAAGTGATACTCCGGGCAGATCACGGCCGGTTCCCCGTCATAGTTCTCTTCCCAGGCGCCCGAGCATTCCGTCTTCGCGCCGCAGACTGAGCAGGGGTGGTGGTGCGGCTTCACGCGCGGCATTACGTCACCGCCTCCGTCGCGCCAGCATGATCCAGTATCCATTTCGCCACGCGATCCGGTGAGCCCCAACAGGAAGACGGCGCGGCGTTATAAAGGAATTGCACATGCTCGACGAACGCCCGCCGGTTAGGTTCGTCCGCGCGGGCGCACGCCTCACTGAGATCGTTTTCAAGGACTGCCGTCAGGAAATGTCCTGGTCGGATCCCGTGCCGGATGTAACGCACATATCCATCATGTGTGTGCTCAGGCACGCCAAAGGCGATCAGTTGCTCCCGTAGAAACGGCTCGTCCAACTTTAACCGTGGCATTACGTCACCCGCTCGAAGCGCACGCCGCCGAGCGAGCGCAGGATATGGTTGTGAATCAGCCGGTGGCACACCGCGCAGACGTGGACCTTGTTGCTCGCCAGCGCCGACTCCCCGACGCCGCGCACCCCGATCCCGCCGAGCAGGTGGTGGACGTGCATCGCGTGGCGGCCACAGCGCAGCCACCCTTCGAGCCGTGCCTTGATCCGCTCTTCCTGGACTTCACAGAGCCCCCCGCTGCGCGCCTTGACCTTGGCGCTTTCGCGCGTGTCGAAGGCTTCGAGGGCCTTGCGGCGCACGGCCTTATCTAAGGCGCGCGGTCGGCCCTTCGGGAAGGCGAGACGGCTGGTGTCCATCGCCATCACTCGTCCACGTTCACGTCAGAGAATGCACGCGCAGCCAGATCGACCGACATTCCAAGTTCACGACCGATACGCCTCCACGAAACCCCGGAAGATCGCATTGACACTATCCGGTGAGACACCTCCGCAGGCACTTCACGGAACATATGATTCCGTTCACGGAGTGCAGAGCGTTTCTTCTCGGCCATGTCACGCATGTTTTCTGCATGAGTGGCCAGGAACAGGTGAGAAGGGTTGACGCACAGCCTGACGTCGCATCTATGAGCGACTTCTATTCCTGCCGGGATCTTTCCGTTGGTCAATTCCCACGCGACGCGATGAGCCTTTGTCATCCGTTTCTTGATGCCGAAGTCGCCGTAACCGTTTCGGGTGGCAGCAGTCCATATCCAGCAGTCGCCAGATTTATCAACCTTCGCCCAGAAGCGCGGCTCAATAGGACCAGCGCGGAGGAACCTCCCAAGCGTAGAGCGTTCCATCATCGACGACTTGCCGCTACTCATCGACATCTCCTGAAACGCCAAGTCTCTCCCGCATGGCCGCACGGCTCCACGACGGTGGCTCATACTCCACATCGGCCTTGTCCCGCTCCTGCCCATACATCGCGTCTTCGTCGGTCTGGCAGGGGGGGCATAGATCGACGTAGGCCTCGGTCGCGGTGAACAGCCGGTGACAGCCCAGGCAGCGCGATTGCCAGGTGAGTTTGTCCGTCATCACAAACCACCTTTGGCTTTCCGTTCCACCTTGGGCCGGCCGCCCTTTTTGCCGTTCTCTCGGCTACTGGCGGCTTTTCGAGCGGACTTGATCCGCCCGAGCGCCACGGCTGCTGGATTCTTGGCCATTAGTCGGTAACCCCCATCTGTCGCCGCTCCGACCTGTGGCCGTCATTCACGCTAGGGCCGACATCGGTAGGCTCTCCGCATTCTTCGCACGCCTCCGGGAGTTCGGCGTATTCGCCGCCTTGTTCGTCCCAGAAGATCTCTAATTCGGTGGCATGGTCGCATTCGAGGCAGATGTAGAATGTTGTGTTTTTCATAACCATATAATACCTATCGCTAGGTTATGAGTCAACGGCTATTTTAATCAAAATCACGCCTGTTTCTGTGGCCATCCCAGAAAACCTACCATCCTAGGGGCCACGCCAGCGGCATCACGCCAGCACCGCCGCGAGGGTGCCCCGCAAGTTTGTCATCGTCAGCAGGGCCGCGACTTCCTGATTCACTTCCGTGAGGAAGGCTCTCGCCTCGCGGGCATACTCCGCGACGTCCGTCTCGTCACGGGGGACGCGCACGTAGAACACTTGCAACGCCTCCGGGAACCGATCATCGAAGGAGAGAAAGTCGTAGGCCTGCGCCCCGGTGATCCACAGCTCGTGCAGCATTTGCGCGCGGTGCTCGGCCGGAAACTTACCGCCGCGTAGGTAGCGAATGTGCGTGCTCGACTTCGGGCACTTGAAGCTCACGAGCGTCTCGAAGTCCCCGAGGTGGCCGTCCAGTGAGCACCCGGCGCGTAAGGACGTGTGCGCCAGGAACCCCGTAGACGTCACCAGATGGCCCGTGAGGGCTTCGTAGGCCGCTCTGGCGTCGGGCTCCTTGTCGATGCCGCGCTGCATCGCTGCGTTGATGTAGCCGTCTTCCTGGGGCATCCCCGTCAGGATTTCGGCCACGAGCTGCATCCGGTAGTCACGACGGGCCGCGGCCTCCCCCGTCTTGATCTTGGCTAGGATGTCCGCCGCCCGCGATCCCGTGGCTCGTCCGGCGCGAGCGGCGTGCCACTCGGGGGTCCGCTGCTCGAATTCCAGGACAGTAAAGGGCCTCATTTGGCTTTCACCCGAATCGCGCACGTCTTGATCGCCGCCAGCCGCTTCGGATCAGTGCTCGCCAGATGCTTTCGGTAGGACGGCTGAGACTCATTCCACGCGTCAGAGAACGCCGGCATTCCACTATCGGCTACGCCTTCCAGGATGGCCAGCCAGGCGTCATAGCCCTCTGGGGCCTCCGGTGCCTTCTTCGGCACGGCCTTCTCCGCGTCGTCATCTTCCCCGCGCGTGACGATACAGAGTAGATCCTTACAGGTGTATCTTTTTCCGTAGGACACCGCCGACGCGAGCGCCTGGATCGGATTCTTGCTCCCGCTCTGGTCCGCCGCCGACAGAAACTCGCTTTGCCGCGCGTGGCCCTCCCGGTGCGTCAGGATGCCGATCACCTTGACCGACTTGTCGGTCGGCCACTCGGTGCGGAAACTCAGGGAGAAGCCATGCCGGGAGAGCACCGGCCGCACGGGTTCGATGATGTCTTCGAGCGGGGCATAGGTCGCCTTGTCCGTGGAGGCCTTCTCGATGATGGTCGGGATGTCGGACTGCAACGCAGAGAACGCCACGTTGAACGCCTGCTCGGCCTGATGCCGCAAGATGCGCTCTTGCAGCTCGATGATCTTTTCCAGCTTCGCGACGTCCACCTGCGGATTGGCCGCGAGGCGCTCGATCACGGAGGCGAGCCCGCCGTCCGGGGCAGTCGGCACCAGGGCCACGTCCTTGACGCCGGTCTGTGGCGGCTCGCGACGATAAATGTTGTCGAACTCGAGTGGTGGGTCTGTTACACTTGCCATGTTCTGGGGTGTCCTTTCTGTGGCCCGCGCTTGTCCCGCGGGCCTTTTTCTTGTCATACCCGTCCCGTTTCGTCGGGCAATAATATACTTGACTGACCGTGATGTTTCTGCGATGATTCACTCATGGTCAGCCGCTCCGAACCGCAAACCCTTCAGCAAGCGATTCTGTTCTTCTCGGACTACGCCAATTGCCATCGCGCCGTGATGGAGATCCGCTGGCCGGATGGTGTCGTCAAGTGCCCGCGTTGCAACTCCGAGCGCGTCTCCTACTTGGCAAATGCCCGCGTGTGGAAGTGCTACGAAGGCCATCCGCTGGCGAAGTTCTCGCTCAAGGTCGGCACCGTGTTTGAGGATTCCCCACTGCCGTTGCAGAAGTGGCTCCCGGCCGTCTGGTTGCTCACCAATTGCAAGAACGGGATCAGCAGCTACGAACTGGGCCGCGCCCTTGGTGTCACCCAGAAGACCGCATGGTTCATGCTGTCGCGTCTCCGTCTCGCGCTCCAGGCCAAGCACACTAACAGGATGAGCGGGCATGTTGAGGCCGATGAAACCTTCATCGGTGGCAAGGCCCGCAACATGCACGCAGCGAAGCGGAAGCGCCTCGGGATCTCGCAGTCGCGTTCGATGGTCGGCAAGGTGGCCGTGATGGGCCTGCTGGAACGGCACGGTGAAGGGAGCCGCGTCCGTACCGAGGTCATCCGCAACCGCCGAAAGCATCAACTTGAGGACGTGGTCACTGACCATGTCGAGGCTGGCTCGATCCTCTACACCGATGCACTCCGCTCCTATGACCGCATGGCCTCGCGTGGTTACGTGCATCAGGTCATCGACCACGCCGAGGCGTACGTTTAGTATATTGCTGCCTTTCGTCGTAGAGGATAAACGCCTCCGGGCACCACTCGCGCGCCCGCTGCTCGGCCGCTTCGGTGTAGGCCCGCAGTTCCTCGCGGCTCAGTTCCGTGATCGATGACTTCCCCTCCGGCAGACATTCGGCCTTGAGCATCGTGTGAGCCTCGTGCTTGTGGTAACCCGTCTCCTGCGAGAACGGATCCACGACGTGCCCCCAGTAGTGCTTGATGTCCCCGTAGGTATAGGCCTCGTCCTCGGGCTCGATCCGGATCTTGAGCGCGACCCCGTCGCCCCACTTCTTCGCGAACTTCTTTCGCTGCGTGACGTAGCGCGGCCGGTCCACGACGTGAATGTCGGCGTCCCGCACGACGGCTGAGACGACTAGGGCGTTCGGTAACAATATACTTGACACATCACGCCGTTCTCGGTAGACTCTCTTTATGGCTACTGAGAACGGCACCCCAGACACCCTCGTCGGCGCAATTACCTACTTCTCGGACATCGACGTAGCGACTCAGTTTGTCGCGGGTCTTCGCTGGCCGGATGGCGTGACCTGCCCGCACTGTGAATCGCAGGACTGCGCGTTCGTCTCGTCCCGTCGTATCTGGCAGTGCAAGGGGTGCCGTAAGCAGTTCTCCGTCAAGGTGGGCAGCATTTTCGAGGACAGCCCGATTCCGCTCTCGAAGTGGTTGCCCGCAATGTGGTTGCTCGTGAACTGCAAGAACGGCGTCAGCAGCTACGAGATCGCCCGTGACCTTGGCGTTACCCAGAAAACCGCGTGGTTCATGATGCACCGCCTGCGCATGGCGATCATGGCGAAGTCCTTCAACAAGTTCGGCGGCAACGTCGAAGTGGACGAAACCTACATTGGCGGCAAGGCTCGCAACATGCACGTCGGCAAGCGGAAACGTCTGGGCATGTCGCAGCATCGTTCGATGCTCGGAAAGACTGCCGTGCTCGGATTGCTGGAACGCCACGGGAAGGACGGAGCCAGCCAGATCCGCACCGCCGTTGTCGAAGGTCGCAAGAAGGGCCATCTTCAGCCCCACGTCAAAGCGAACATCGAAGCTGGTGCGACTCTCCACACCGATGCCCACTTCTCGTATCAGGGCCTCAGCAGCCAGTACGTCCACAACGTCATCGATCACGCCGAGTCGTACGTCGATGGCGAAGTCCACACCAACGGACTGGAAAACTTCTGGAGCCTTCTCAAGCGTTCCATCAAGGGCACCTACGTGTCGGTCGAACCGTTTCATCTGTTCCGTTACCTAGACGAACAGGTGTATCGCTTCAACAACCGTAAGCAGACCGACGCTATGAGGTTTGTAGAAGCGTGCGCGTCAGTGTTCGGCAAGCGCCTCACCTATACCGTCCTCACCGGCAAGGACGTCCCGCAAACGTGCTGAGAAAGCAGCGCCGCAACTCCCGCGCGGCAGAAAGAAGCGCCGATGAAAGTCCACGTACCAGGCGACACGCCAATGGACCGCCTCAGAAATTTCACAAAGCGGGTGGTCGCAGTATCACGAGAGGAAATAGAGAAGGAATCCAAGCGGTACAGCGCACGGAAACAGCGGAGAAAACCAAAGGCGCGAAAGTAGAACGCAATTTCCGCGACAAGCAGCCAGAGCCACGTGGCATCAAGGTCGAACTGTTCTGTATTTGCAATCACGCGTTCGCTGACTCCAGAAAACAACCTTGCCTTGTTGGTATCATCGACGTCCTTCAGGTCCGCGGGTTTCCTGCTTCCCATGCGATCTTGTCCGTCGCGGCCATTCTCCGGACTACACCACACGCTGTCCTCACGTTGAATATTCAGTTCGGGGCGTCTATCGCCGACCTTATGCGTGAGTCTGGCGCGTTCAAGATTGAAGCGAACGTGAACGGATTGGTGTTTGTTCCGTTTCACATGCCTCAACTTCGATTCGACGAAGCCGGAGAGTATGTCGCGCGACTGATTGACCTCAACGACGACCACTACATCATGGCCACGAAATACATGCGCGTCATAGGCCCTCCGTCGAAGCCAGCGGCTTAGTTGTAGAACTTGTCGGCGGTGTTCCACAACGGATAGTCCAGGCCTAAATAGCAGAGCGGGCCTTTCGGCATCACGTAGACCTCACGATTGTGCGCACGTCGCGGGATGTGTTGGCTCGTTACGAACTTCCAGAGCACGTGCCGGTTCACGCCAGCCCATCTGCCGTCGTCATCTGGGCGAACGATAGCGCGGGCAGAATGTCGCATGTCGATCTTGCCGTCACGAATACAGTCGAGTGTGGTCTTCGCATGTTCGTAGGCGATGAAGTCGCTAGCCTGGAATGGAAGGCAGTAGTGAATGTCGCCCTGATCGTCGGTCCATCGTTTCTTACAGAACACGGGATCAACGGGTAGCTTCAGGGCTGCTAACTGTTTGCGAAAGTCGGCCTGCTCGTTATCTCCCTTCTCGAAGAAGAACAAGAGCGGCTCACGAAGTTTGCTACTCTCTCGCCACTCCATCGTTAGCATGATCGCCGACAGCGCGGCCATGCCGTACGGCGTCCCAAGGGTTTCTTCAATACGAAATCGTTCGTTGAACCAATCGTACGTGTGAAGGTCCACGGTGATCCCGACGGAACGATGGGTGTGATCGTTGATGGCAGTGGAGATGGCCTTAATAAAGGCCTGTCTGGTAGGTTCCCATTTCTTGTCTTTCCACTTAGCGAACTCACCTTCGCACTGGGCGAAATGGCTCATATGGAATTCGGCGATACCGAACTCCTTTAGCACCGTCGGCCAGACTTTCTCGAAATCGGCCCATTGATCCTCATGGGCGATATAGCCGCTGACTGAAAGCACACTAATGCCCGGATCCCTCGCGGACCCGCTAGCGTCGAAGTAGGCTTTAAGCACAGCTATCCAACATCGTTGCGACCCGAGACAACCCCTTGCAATACTCTTGAATAGCGAACCGCGAGGTGATCGTTTAGTCACGATACACCCCCGGTCGTGATGTGTCTAGTATATTGTTGCCGGGCGTTCACCGCTCCCCCTTCACGAGTGATGTGCTCTGTCCGTAGTCCGACTGCCGATCGGTGGCCCCCAGGCGCGGCGGCGCCGTTCGGGATCGGTATGGGCCTCGCGCCCGAGCCGGCGGTCCTGCCGTCTCAACTGGATATTGCGTAGGAGGCACCCAATGCGAGAGTCGTTCGATCTCGCTGTCCACTTCGCGATGTAGTCGGCCAGCATCTGCATAGAGAAAGTCCTCCGGATAGGGGTCACGCTCGCCGCGCGCGAAGGCCCATCCCACGATCCGATCGACGATTGCGAACACCATCCAGGTCACGAGCAACACGAGCACGAACGCGGCGAGAAACGTCATCACGCCGCGGCCTTTCCTTTACACTTCGGAAAGTGTCCGCTCGGGCCATACATCTTACTGAGAGAAACTTTCTTGCCGCATTTAGAACAAACGATCGTCATTGGATGTCCAAGTCGTTAGAGACAACATCATCAGGGATTCGCTTGAGGGAATCACACAAACAGAGGCCCCCGTTATCCATCACAACCAGTAGACCGAGCCGCTCACCGAGATCTTCCAGCGTGAAGCCGTCGATGTCCCCGACTTCTCCGTCGACATATCCGTTCAGGACTGCTCTGGCGAAGCGCCTCAGCATCTCTAGCTCTCCGGCCTTACGAGTCATTCGCTAAACCACTGATCCATCGCCTTGAAGGCGAGGGCAAACACCGTGACGACGATGAGCGCCCCGCCAATCACCACCACGAGCATCGACACGGCGCCCCAGAACGTGCCCATTAGACATGCCCCCGTAACAGCGCTTCCGTGATGACGCCCTCGGTCACGCTGGCATAGCGCCCGGGTTCCACGCGGAGACGCGCATCGCTAATTTCACCAAACGGATAGTACGTCTGACCGTTATCGAGAGAATACACGCGATAACACGCCTCCACCCACGTCGCAAAGGCTTCTCGGTCGAAGGCATACAGCTTCAATGGCCGCATGAAACCAAACTTCTTCGCGGCTTCATCAATCGTCCCATCGCGAGGCACGCAGAAGTCCGCCCCGTCCCAGTCGTGGTCGAGCGCCACGCGCCAACTCATCGGGCGCCCCAGAAGGTGTTCATCACGCAGTTTTCGATCGAGAGAAATACTTGGCAGCTCTAGGAGCCTTGCTCCACTCTGGCTCGACGCCGCCGCTTTGTAGCCATCCGTTCAACGCATCTCGGAGTTCACGCAGGCGGCGCACGGCTCGATTACTTCTGGTCTTTGCTCGCGTCAACGTAAGAATCCAGTCCTGTTCCTGTAGGTTTACATCTGGGTTCATTTGCTTGGTCATAGTGCCCTCGGGCAAGTGACGTGCTCTTAAGTGATCACTTGTCCATCCTATCGAGACGTAAGTTGGCGAACGCGCCCAGGAAGCAACCGAACGCTGCGATGAATCCAGGAGTGTTTCCGCTGTAGAAGTACAGCCCGCAGACGATCAGCCATATCGCCATACCTGAGGCGCTGAAGAACCTCACGACTGACGCTCCGGACACGTCAAGTGCTCTTGGAGCAGGATGTTCCCCGTGCGCTCGTTCCGATGCTGGCGGTAGTAGGAGCCCGCCGCGATGGGATGCTCGCACTTGAAGCACAGCCGCTTCACTTCCTCGCGCCAACGGTTGCACCCGATGTGATGACACTTCGGATCCGCGCAGACGATGGGCCACTTGCACACCGGCATCAGCATCGGGGGCGACATGAAGACACCGGGACGGGTGACCATGTCACGCCGCCGCAAGCCAGCCGAGCCGATGTCGTAGGCACAGAATGACCAAGTCTGCCTCTGTGCGCACCCAATACCGCTGTGTGCCAATCGTGATGTGCATGTGACTTATCCTCAGTAAGTCTTATCGGTCGCTGTCGGCTGACGCTGTAGGGTTGACAATCGCCCAGAGCACCCACCCGAAGAGTTCTGGGTTCGGCTCAATCTCTTCCGGTGCTATCTCGCAGCATGTAAACCAGCCGTCGCGCTCCCAGACGCCGCACGGGGCACCATTGCGATCCGCGAAGGTCTGCGCCGCCGCGATGGCCGCGCCTTCGAGGACGGTCAGGTCATGGCCGAAGGGCGTCACGAGCGTCGTGGACAAGGCCGTGGTCATGGCTGCGCCTCAATGATGGTCGTGGTGGTGATGCGCTGCAGGCCGAGACGCCGCAGCATCTTGTCCGACATGGCCCGCTTGCCGTGCAGGACATCGTGCAGGTAGCCGCGACTGACGCCAATCGCCCGAGCGGTCTGGGACTGCGACCCGTGCGCGTCAATCATGCGCTTCAGCCGCTCCATGGGGTCCGTCTGTTTCGCTGGCATGTCAGACGTCCAGCCCGACGAACTGTGTCGCAAGCACTCGTGTCGGCGTGTCCGCGAGGAATAAACAGATCGAGGTGTAGGCATCGCCGAGCATGTCGGCCGCCACGCCGAGCTGGAGCTTCAGCCGGCCGACGTCCGTCAACGTGATCGTGCTCTCCAGTGGATTTAGTTTCCAGTCGACGAGGACGCCGGAGAAGTATTTCATCGGACGTCCTGCTCCTGCACTTCCTGCTGCCCGACGACGAACTCCTGCCGCACCGTCAGGAACGGCTTGTTGTCCTCGTCGTCGTGTTCGTCCGCCCACTCCTCGGCCCAATAGAACGGCGTGTTGATCGTGGTGGCGGACCCGGCCGGCACAGGAGCCCCGAAGCCCTTCGCGGAGATGTGCGCGCGCACGATGGACGCGACCTCGCCGCGGGTCAGCTCGAACGTGCGCAACTCCAGTCGCCCGTAGTGATTCCTGAATTTCATCAGTCCCTCAGTTTGATGGCGCGCGCCGCCGGTGGCTCGACGGTCTTCGTCGGCGCGTCGCGATGAGTGTAGGCCTCGCAGGCACACCACGTGCCGTTCGTGTCCCGATAGACGCAGGCGCCGCCGTTGGACTTGTGATTCGCATCGAGATGGCCACACGCGCAGACCTGGACGCCAGGCCGCGCCGTGCTGACGTTGAGGACGTGCTCAGCCGTCGGCACCCGCCGCACCTGCACGGGATACGAGAACGTCCGACCCGTGCAGTCACACGCGCTGTGTATCTGCTCGCCCTCCCACTCTGGGAAGTCCTCAGCGATCACGGCGTCAACCGTGCCAGCCGGATACACCCGCCACACGCGGCCAGATTCGCCGTTCGCCTTCGATGGATAAAACGTCGCGTTCATTGCCATGGCGAGACTGTAAACCCGTCAGCGTGCAGGCGTCAAGCACTATTCACATACAAAGTGCTTATGAATGCCTGAGAATGTATCTCGGCCGGGAATGCGCCACGAACCACGCAGCCGGGGCAACGGCGGCTCAGCGGTCAGCGCGCACTCGCCGGCCTTCTGGTGGGGCTACTTCTCGCCCGAGAACTGCGCGGCGGTCGCTTGCGCCTTCTCGATCTTCTCCAGGCGCGGAATGATTTGCAGTTGCATGACGCGGTTGAACTCGCCGCGGGTAATCGTGAGACTGACGCGGTCGTTCAGGCCCTTAGCGGTCGTCGCCAGCGCGGCGTTTTCGTTCATCAGGGCTTGGACCGTGCCCGCGAGTTCGGTTGTCAGGGCGTCCTGTTTTTGGGTGTTCTCTTCGAGCCCCTTGACGATCGCCGCTGTCTGGTCGCTGGCTTCGAGCCGCACCTGCACGTCTCGGTATTGCACGCCCAGAAGCCAGATGAGTTGAATGGCATTCCCAATCGCCAGGAACGTCCACATGATGCGCCCTGGCGTGATGAGCTTGGTCAAGTAGTCGGCCCACGGCTCGCCATTCTTCGTGAGGCTTTGCTGGTGCTTGAGGGCCTTGAGCAGCTCGGCGACGAGGACGCGGTTATCGTCTGATGGGGCCAATGGGACTCCCTTGTTCGACCAAGTCTCGCGCCGGGATCCGTCGTGTCGTGAAACTGTGAATCGGGCCGATGAGATCGGACGTCGCGTGCGTCGGCGCGGAGACATCGCAGGATAGCAGCCCCACGATGGCCCAGTTGCACACAAACAGCAGCCAGAGCGTGCGAATCTCGGGCGTCATCCGATATACCCGAAGGCCGTTTCCGTCGGCACCGACGTTGGCGAGCCGCCAGGCGACCCGCCGCTCCCGTCCTGATGCTGGAGCGCTCCCCGGTCGAGATAGCCCGCCCCGCCCAGGTCCAGCACGCCAGGGTAGCCGGTGCCGCGCGCCTCAGCCCCGCCGCCGAAGGTGTTATTCAGCGAGAAGTCTTGCCCCGCCGCGTCGGTGAAGAACGTCGACGTCCCCGTGACGTAGTCATAGTTCCGGTTGCCGGCGGGATTCGCGATCGAGGTTTCCCCGCTCCCGCCATTCGTGAACCCCGCACAATTCACCATGAGGTTGTGGATCGCCGTGCTCCCGGTCAGAATGTAACTCCACCCGGCGTTATCCTCAGCGATGCAGTTCTGCAGGATGCACACGGCGTCATCGAGACGGAATCCGTCACGGCCGTTGTTGTAGGCGATACACCCCTCGAGGCGGCAATCCGACCCATCGACGAAGAATCCGTCAGTCGTCGCGCCGGTGTTGCTGTCCGCAATACACCTGGTGGCCCCGTTCGCAATGGCAATCAGGAAGCCAGGGACCGAGTTGTTGTAGGCGATGCAATCGGTCGCCCACCCCCCTTGCTGGCTCCCCAACTCAAACGCAGCGCCCGCCGTCGTGCAGCCCGTCGCAAAGCACTGCACGTAATTCGTGACGTTGTCATCGAAGCCGGAGTTGGTGCAGTTCATCGCCCCGCACCTGTAGACCAACCCCCGACAGGCAAACCCGCGACTACTCGTCAGCGAGGCCCCGTCGACGTTGATATTGCGATAGGTGCACCGGGCCGGCGATCCGCTGAAGAAGGTGAAGGTGCTAATCCCGCTGGCCTGCAAGAGCGGCCGCGTGCCGAGATCGCCCCGGGTCGTTTGGTAGCCTTCCCAGCCCACGCCAGACGCGGCACTCACGCAGCCCGCCGCGACGTTCGTGGATGCCGAGGTCACGGTGTAGGTGCCCGCTTTGATGTAGACGTATTGCCCCGCCACCAGCGCGATCGCCCCCACCCGCCCCGGCGAGGCGAGTGCCCCGCCGATGTTCATCGTCATCCCCGTCGAGGCCGCAATGCTCGCGTCAATCGTGATCGACGTCGTGCTCGCCCGCGCGGTGACTTGTCGCGCGACGGCGGCAATTCCGCCCGTCCCGCCCTGGAGATAAATGATGTTCCCCACAATCGTCGTCTGAAAGTTGGCCGTCGCGCTCGTGAGGGTGGTCGTCCCGTTCGCCACGGCATCGGTCGTTGAGATGTCGGTCACGTCGCCGCCCGTGCGCTTACCCGCCACGAGGGAATAGTCGGTGCCGGCGGCGCCCGTCACGAAGCCGCCGCCGTTGGTGTCATCGCCCCCGGTTTGCACTTCGAAGACGGTATTGAGCGAGAGGGCCATTAGGGCTGCACCAACGTCAGCGTCAACGTGCAATCCGTGATGCCGCTACACGACACCACATCGACACTCAAGACATCCCCCGCCGCGACCGCCGTCCACCCCACCGTGGCCCCTTCGTCTTTGTTCGCGCTCGACAGTTCCGGCTCATCCCCGGCCGTCATGCTCGTCAGGGTGGGAAAGGCCGAGAATGTCCCCTTCAACACGTCGATGACGATATTGCCGGTATCCGGAGAGGTAATTCGCCAGTCGGTGACTGCGCCCGCCGGCAAGGGCGATACGGCGACCGACGCCTTGACGCCGGTCGTGATGTCCGCCCCGGCGGCCCCGGCGAGATACACAGTGACGAGCCGCGTCCGGAACGCCTCGTCCAGCGTCGCGATCTGCGAGCCGCTGCCTGGCCCCGCGGTGACGTGCCCGGTCAGTTCGTCAATGCCGCTCCCACTCGGCGACCCGGCCCCCACCGACTCGATCGTGATGTCGACTTCTCCGTTCCCGACATCATCCGCGACCGTGAGCGTGACGTTGCTGCCTTCGATGAAGTTCAGCCGTTGACGGGTAAAGGTGGATCCGGTCGAATTCTTCCGGACGCCGACGAGCTGCGCATCGGCCAGCATCCCCGAGAGGCCAGCCACGGAGATTTCATCACCGCCCCCGTTCTGGTGGTCCGAGGCATGAGCCGTCGGGTTCTGATCGTCCGCGAGCAGGCCGGACAACCCTGCGACGTTGATCTCGTCAGACCCGCCGTTCTGGTGGCTGGTCGCATGGGCGCCCGCCGTCGCCGCCGCAAACGTGCCGTCGTCCCGGAGGAACGTCGTCCCGCCCCCGGGGTAGCCGGCAAGGTTCAGGACGCTGACATCGTCCCCGCCGCCGTCTGAGTGGGTCGCCGCGTGCGCTGCGGGCGTCTGGGGGGTCGCGAGCAGCCCCGTGAGGCCGGTGACGTCAATCTCGTCACTCCCGCCGTTCTCATGGTTGCTGGCGTGCGGCCCGCCGCCGCTGACCGTCGAGGCCACGACGGACACCCGGCGCCGCAGCTCCGCCACTTCCGCCCGGAGCCGGTCGTAGAGGAACCGCGTCACTCGGGCTCCGTGAAGTAGAGGCCGAAGGTCAGACTCCCCCCATCGTCAGGTCCGTAGCCGTAGACGAGGATGTGCAGCTCGACCCCGCCCGTCACGGCAAACTCCAGGACCGACGTTGAGAGGAAGCCGTCGTTATCGTTGAACTGAATCAGTTCCCACGTCGGCGACCCGCCGCACACCCCGGTCAAGACGGCCATCTGCGTGTCATAGAGTGAGTGGACAGTCGTTAGGAACAGCGTCCCGTCGGCCCATGGCGTGAACTTAAACCACGCGGGATGGTGCGCCTCGGCCGGTGGAGGCAAGAGCGCCGGCGAGCCTTCGACGCTGGTATCCCGGACATGCTCGGTCGTGTCGATCACGATGGCAAACGGCGTCCACGGGGATTGGATAATCTCCATCGCCGTCGCGCAGGTATCGTTGAACTCGGCCGGACTGGCTTCTACGGCAGGCGGCTGCACCACGTCCGGCTCGTCGAACCCGATCAACTCTTCGCAGTCGAACGCCTCAATCTGCACGACCCGCCGGCCCGCCTGCACCTGATGCCGGACAATCAGCGCGAGCCGTTCCTCAAACTCTTCGGCGATGGCCCCGTAGTGTCGATACCGGATGTAGTCCCCGAGGTCAAGATACCCGAGGGACTCATTGTTGTAGTCCGGCCCGATGGTGGCCTCGAGCACGACGTGGGTCGGGGGATGTTTCCGGATGCGCGACTCCAGCACGGCGAGATGATTCGCCATCGTGATCCCGGGCGCGAAGGGATACTCCCGGTCCTCACTGCTGATGGCTTTGTTGTAGTTCAGGATGGCGTCCGGGGACTCGGCCACGCCCACCGTCCGCCAGACCCCGGTCTCATGGTGGTAGTCCGTCTTGAACGGGACGCGGTTCACCTTCTCCGACCAGCCAAACGTCGGACGAAAGGAGCCTTCCAAGATTTCATAGTTGTCGGTATAGAGCGGGGCATTCCCTTTGATGGCCTCCGTCGGGTGCAGCATGAACACCACGATCTGCCCGTAGTGATTCACCCCGAACTGCACCTGACAACTACGGTTCCAGTCCGCGATCCACCGCTTCACTGAGGACCGATCGCCCGACCGCGCTCCGATGATGGCCGCTCCGATATACCCCGCCGCGTAGTCCTGATCGATCGCCATGACCGGCAACCGCCCCGCGGCAATCGCAGCGCAGGCATCAAACGACGCTTCGTCAATGACCGTCTTCGCGACCCCGAACACATCCCACGTCGGATTGGTCAGCCAGGCCCCCGACATATAGGACGCCGCGCCGAAGTTGGCGACGTAGTTCACCAGCCAGTGTTTATATTGCTCGAAGCGATCCGTGATGACGGTGCCGGTCCCGTCTCCGGAGGGCTCCACGCCCTCGACGTGGACCACGAGCGTCACGTCGCCCGCGACGACCGCTTCAGGATCCGTTTCCCCGACCTTGCCGTAGAGCAACGTATAGCGCCGATCGATGCCGAAGGTATCGCTCCGGAGATCCTCATACAGCGCCCCGAACTCCGCGAGGAATCCGGCAAAGTGCGGAATCAGCCAGATCGCGCCCTCATCGCCGACGACACTGGTATGCACGGCGCTCGGCGAGCCGACGCCCCCGACGACCGTCAGCACATCGGCAATGTCGGCGCAGGCGTGACCGGCCACCAGCCAGACGTGATACTGCCCGGAGGACAACGTGCGCGTCCCCAGATACGTCGGCACATACTCGAAGCCCTGCGGGGAGGGCGCGTCTTCCACCGTACGCCGGTGAATGCCGTAGATTTGCGGCTCAGGCGCTTCCCGGTCCAGGGACTCATAGACTTCATCGAACAGCGACAGCGGCCCGTCACCAATCTTGCGAAACGGGATCGGATGGTCAGACAGAATGCCCTGCGAGACGATGTCCCCCAGCGTCAGTTCCATCAACGTCGGCTCCGGGAGCGTGATGTTGATGATCGGCCCCACGAAGACGGTCCATGGCACGCCGAGCGCGGCCCGATTCGCCCGCGTCGTCATCCGGATCGTCAGCGACTCCACCCAGTAGCGGTCGGTCGTGCTCCGGAGTTGTCGGCGGAATTGGCCAGTATCAATCAGCGTCAAGCTGAAGCTGGACCCCTGCCAATCACCCGTCCAGGGATGCGAGGCCGCGCGATCGCCTTCCCCGAACCGCTTCACGATGCCCGCCTTGAAGCCGTTCTCCCAGTCGGCCGGACATTGCATGTCGTGGTCGGAGTAGGTGTCGGTGATGATGGTCGACGTGCCCCCGCCATACTCGCTCGCGGGCGGCCGTTCCTCGGACTCGAAGGTCACGTCTCCGTAGGGCGTCCAGACGCCGAAGACGTCGGTCAGGGCTTCATCGGAGACGAGACCCGTGAGCAGGACGGCCGTCGCGGACACCATCTCCGTATACCGCTCAAGGTCCGACAGGACGACCGACCACTCGCGGACTTGCTTCGCCTTGCCGGGATCCCACGGGATGGCGGCGGTGTCGGTGCCGATGTACACGTGCGTGTGTGTTTCGGCGCTGACGTCGAGTGTGTCCGTGATGTCGAGCACGTTGTCGAGATAGACGCGGTGGGTCGTGGCTTCTCGGGTGTAGGTGATGTGGTGCCAACCCACCGAGAGGGCGCTGCCCGATGTCCGGTCGGCTCCGGTTAACTCAAACGTCAGCAGGCCGTCATCGTCCTGCCCGACCCAGGCATACTCCGTGTAGAGCGTGAAGGGATCGTCCCCGACGTAGATAAACGTCTGGTAGGTGCTCGCGGGCGGCGTGCCCCCGACATACACCCACGCCATGATGGTATAGTCGCTCGACGCCGCGACGACGCCGGTCGTGCGCTCCAGGCCTTCGGCGACGACATCAAAGACCGCCGCCATTAGGTGCGCCTCGTCATGTGGACCCAGACGAGCGGGCCGATGATCGCGCCAGTTGTGCTCTCCGACCCCGTGACCGCCCCACGCATGACAATGAACGGACACGAGAAGCTATGCCCGAACATCTCGGGCGTCTCCGTCTCCGGAGGCCCGAAGAGGCCGGTATTGAAGAAGGGCACTTCGATCGGCGTGATGAGGTCCGAGCCGTCATCGATAAGGATGTGCCGGAACGTCGAGATCGACGTGGACGTGTCGGTCTTCGTCCAGACCCAGAAGGACACCCCGTCTGGGTCGTGGGCCAGTCGGATCTCGTCGCTGATATGCGTGGGCTCCAAGCCGGGGTAGGTGTGCAGCGTCGCGCCCGCCTCGGAGTAATGCCGCACGAATGAGCCCGGATCCTCAAAATGGTTGTAGCTCGCAAGGATAGTGCCGTCCGGAAGACAGAGAATCTCGCGACAGATGCGATGGTCCGAGACGACCCCGACGAGAGTAGACATCGCCGTGTCAGTTGTGAGGTTCCACCGATGAATCGCGTCGGCCTCGAATCCGTCATTCAGGTGATAGCGCGAGTAATACAGGATCGTCTCGTCTGGGGACACCGCCATCCCCATCACGCCACGCGGCGACACGACGCCCACGTCCGCGACTTTGCCCAAGTAGGCGCCGTCGCTGGTGACGACGTGAATTGATCCTTGATCCAAACCACTGCCGCCTGGCCCGATGTTCTCGATATAGAACCGATCGAGACCATTCGTCGTGACAGGGCCTTGCCCACGCACATTCAGATCCAGCGACGTGATCAAGTTCAGCGAGGGGTCGTAGAGCTTGACAGTAGCGATGCTCGTGGTGACTTCGTCATCGTCCACGAAGCAGGAGATCCCATTCGGCAGTATGGCCCCGGCTTCACTCGACGCAAACGGCGTGACGAAGCGCAAGACTTCGCCTGTCGTGGCGTCAAGGAGCACGGCCGGATACCCGAACGTATCGTCAGGAATCAGCAGCGATCCGGCGACCGCCGTCGTTGTCGGCGGGAGCGCCACTTCAATCGTGAGCGTCGACGGCGCGGGGTTCCCGGTATTTGGACTAACCCGGAAATAGTAGGTCGTGCCTGGGACCGTCACGATCTCAAGCGGCTTGTTGCGCCGATAGTTGTCAGTCTCCGCAACCCCGAGCACATGCACCACGCCGGCCGCGCGATAGACCTGCAAAAGCGGCTTGTAAGTCGTCAGATCCCCGAAGGCCCAGACCGAGATGAACACTTGCCCGGTTAGTGCGGTGTATTGATACCAAGCCTCGTAGGTCGTCCCGCCGTCATATAAACCTGTTTGCGTGATCGGCGCGCCCGCTGTGGGGATGGCGACGGCCGTCTCGATGGTGACGTTCGGGACGACATCATCGGCCAGTTCGATGTCAAACGAGAACTCCAGGAATCCCGCCAGGGCACTCGTGCTCGCGCCGACCGTCAGATCGTTCAGCGGCGCGTAATTCGACGTCCGCGCCCCATATCGCACCCCCGCGAGCCGCGCCGTGGTATGGACGTTCTCTGCGCGCACCCCTATCTCAGCCACGAGTCGATAGTCCCCGCTGTCGTTCGGCACCGACACGGAGGACAACGCTTGCGGCGACTGGAGCGCCACACCCACGGCGGGAAACGGCCATTCTGTTCCACCCCCGCCGCTGCTTTCCTCGTAGCCGTTCAGGAGTGTGCCGACAATTGAATCGTCGGACGTGTCGATGACGTAAATATGGAGTCGGGTGAAATAGTCGGCATCAGCACTGGACTGGAGCAGTCCGACTACCATGTCCACGGTGCCGCTGATCGTTTGGTTTGGTTTCAGCCGCCGACTAATGGCCCGCAAGACGCCCATGCGATACGGGGACGTCGAGACCGTCTCCGACATCACGGCCTGAAAGCTGCCGGGAATCTCGGCGCCGAACTTATGCGGATCGAACGCCTTCGTCCCGGCCGCGAGCGCGCTCACCGCGTCCCACCCCCCGTCCCACGTTGGCGGCGTATAGGGCGCGGGCTGATTCAGGAGATAGAACCGAACGGCCATCGGCTACGGCCAGGGCAAGCCGCGGGAGAGTTCCTGCACGCGGAACGGGAAGATGTTGTGCTCGATCATCTCGCGCGTGCGGCTCCACTTCGCCTCCCGGAAGCGCACGAACCACGCATCATTGATGCCCTCATCGGGGATGAGCAGCCATGGGAGAATGCGATTGCGCGCGGAGCGGTGCAGCGTAATCAGTTGATTCGCGCGACTGTTCATCAGGGCCAACTCGCCGATGAACTCGCGGCGCGGTCCCCAGAGTTCATAGACCGTTTCAACCTTGCCCTCGGTAGGATGCTCGACTTGCCCCTGTTCCTCTTCCTCCACCACGCCCCACCGCACGTCGTTGTCGAGATCGCGGAGGGCTGTCAGGAGCAGCAGCCGCCCGACCATCGGCGCGAGATAGTTGTCCTCGTTGACCGACAGCCGCCAGGTATCGAACGTCTGCGGGCTGTCGAATAGCACCCACGGACTAATCGTCCAGTCGTTTTCAAAGGAGGCCGGGATGTCGATGGCTTGCGAGAAGGAGAGCGGCGACCCCGTGCCCGCCTCAATCGTCACGTCCAGGCCTTCTTCGAAGTTGTGATAGATGATCGCGGCCCCGACAATCTCCACGGGCGCCGGGAACACGAGTTCCCAGTAGCCGCTCAGCGTCGTGAGCTTCGCCGGCCGTGACGGCAGGTTGAGGTGCCCCGTGTTCGTCGGCGCCACGATGTTCTCGGCGGGATACTCGCTATCCTCCGCACTCCCGATCACCGTGTCGGCCGTGCCTGCGACGTCATCCTCGGGCAAGGCATAGCGCCCGAAGGCCGCACCGGGGGAAAGCGTCGGGCCGGTCGCCATCAGCGGGCCATCGCCTTCTCGAGCACCGTCACCGTCCCCCGCTGGTTCAGCCGGAACTCCCACTGCAACCGGGGCACAATGTCACGCGCGAAGACCGCGTCCATCCCTTCCGCGTTGAGGGCGTTGGCGTGGATGTTGACCGTGTAGTGCTGGTTGAGCGTAGGCGAGCTACCCGTGGTGGCGCTCGTGCGCGGGACGATGTCTTCCCCGAAGCGCCCCCCGTGCAGAATGGCGGGCTGCACGACGCCAGGCGGGACGAAACCGCCTGTGTTGAAGCCCTTCACGTTCTTGAGGCCCCCGGCCTGCAGGGCACTCACGAACGCCGCCTGTGCCGGGTCGTATTCGCCCTTGCTGTCGGCCCGGTAGACTTCCCCGATGAGGCGCTCCGCGACGGGGCCTGAAATCTTCGCCTTCTGCGAGGCCTTGACGGCCGCCTCAAACTGCGTGCCCCCGAACATGTCCTGGAGTTGCCCGAAGAACCGATCCCGCCGCGGGCTGATGTCGGTCGCCTCTTCCCCGCCGCGGAAGAGTCCGCCCTTCCAGATCGCCACCCCGAGGGCCGCCCCGCCGAGCGCCGCCAGCGTGAACGGATTCGTCGCGAAGGCTGCCAGGCCCGCGCTCCCGGCGCCACCCGCCGACGCTGCGCCGCCCAGCGCCGTCCCGGAGACGCCCCCGGCAATCGCGTTGCCGATACTCTGCGCCAGCTTCGCGCTCGACAGGCTCTTGATGAGTCCGCCGAGGAATTGCTTGGTGAAGAACGACAGGATTTCGCCAAGGATATTGGCGACCCCGGCCTGAATGGACTTCCAGATGTCGAGGTAGCCTTCCTTGAAACTCTTGGCCCCGAGCATCATCTGGGCGAAGGATCCCGCGATGGCCGTGTCCATCATCTGAATCGAGCGGGTCATGCCTTCGGTCAGCGCCGTCCAGACGTGGCTGAGTTCCTCCGCGCGTTTCTTCCCGATGCCAGGGACGGTCGCCTCCATCGCGCCCGCGACCCGCTGTGAGGGCAGGAAGATTTGATCGCCGACCGGCGACAGGCCCGCGAGCGGGTCGCCCGTGACCCGGCTCTGCCGCATCAGTTCCGCGTCGTGCTCGAAGAACGCCTGCCCTGTCAGGTTCGCCATCTCGCTATTCAGGCGCGCGTAGGATTCGGCGAGCTTCTCCGTTTCCGTCTTAGCACTCTTCGTGGTGCCCGTGCTCTTACTTAAGAGCGACTCGTAGTCGACGAGCGATCCAGAGTTCTTCCGGATTTCCACGTCGGTGCGGTTCAGCGCGGCCGCGCTGGCGTCCGCGGCATCCCGGAACCATTGGGCCTGATTGCGGACGGCTTCGATGCTGATGCCCAAAGCCTTCCACAGCATGGCCTCACCGGGAATCTTGGACAGCAGCCCCATGACCCCCGCGAGGCCGTCCAGGAGCCCCGCCGTGCCGCGCCGGATGAAGTTCACGAACTGGTCGAACAGGCGCCCGAGGAAGTTGTAGGACTCGGCAGCCCACACCTTGAGCTGCATCTGGAACTTCCCGATGGCGTCCCCGGCCTGGTCGAGCGCCCGCACCGTCTTGTCCGACATCACCGGGGCCGCGTTGCCTAACTGCTCGAAGTTCGCGATCAACGTCGGGAGGATGGCCGCACCCGTGCGCCCGAACAGGTCGATGGCGATGGCGGCGCGGGCGGCCGGGTCCGGGATCTTGGCGATCTCGGTCGCGATCATGGACAGTTGCTCAAACGGCGACGCCGCCTTCAGGGCCGCGAGGTTGATGCCGAGCACCTTGACGGCATTGACCGCGCTCTTGTCGCCGCTGATGAGATTGTTCTGGAGCCGCGAGATGGCGCCCGTGAGTTCGTCAAGGCTATTGCCGGACTGGCCCGCAATAAACTGCAATTTCTGGACTTCCGTCGTGGTGAGGCCGGTGCGATCCGCGACCTTGACCAACTGATCGGCCGTGTTCAGGAGCGCGCGCCCGAACGCCACGACGCTGCTCACGCCGAGCGAGATCCCAAACGCGCCCAGGACGGTGCTGACTTGCGTCAGCGACATCCCAAAGCGCTGCGTCTCGGTGGTCGCCCCGGCCGTCGCCTTCTGCAAGGCCACCATCGCCGGCGGGGCCTTCTGGCCGAGCGCGGTATATTTCGCGATGGCGTCCGTGAGCGTGCGATTGGCCTTCGCCTGTTCGGCTTCGGTGAGCTTGGTGGCCCCGCCGATCTTCGTGATGGCCGTGACGAGGTTGTTGGCGGAATAGAGCAGTTTGTCGCCGCTGAACGCCTTGACCATCCGCTCGGCTTGTGGCGTGAGCTTCTGGACTTCGACCCCGACTTGCTTGGTGTTCTTCTCGACGAGCTTGAGGGTGGAGTTGGCCTTCGCCATCCCCGTGTCAAATTGTGCTGTGTCAGCGGTCAGCATCGCCCGCAGGACGCCGACGACGGCGTTATTGGCCGACGCCATCAGTGCACGACCTTCAGCGGGATCTGGTAACGCTCACTCAGGAAATGCAACATCTGTCGTTGTGCCTCACGCGACGTCCGCCGTGGTCCGTCACGCTGCTCAAACATCGTCTTGAGGTCCGTCAGTTTACCGACCTGTGCTTGTGCGCTCAGTGCCGCCACGGTCCACGCGAGCGCGAGATCGCGGTTCTGTTCGTCCTTCCACCTCTGCTCCGCCGCTTCGCTTTCCCGGTAGTATTCCCGCGGCGTCATGCGCCAAAACTGTTCCTGGCTCAGACCGATCCGACGAGCTCCGACGATGAGGGCTCGCCAGTTCCAACCTGAGCCTCCTGAGGGCGCGTCTCGCTCTGTGCCCCCTCCGGCTGTGGTGGTTGATTGAGTTCGATGGAACGATTCACCCAATCCGACACGACACCGATCCCACCAGCACGCTCGATCCATCGGCTCGCGTCCTTGAGCGTCTTGATCTCGGCCGCGTGTTCGTCTTGCAATAAACACCACACGACGGCACGCATCCCAGAGAACATGCCCTGTCGCATAACAGTCTCGATGTCCGTGCCCGGGTGTCCGAGGCCGGCCATCAACGCTTCAAATTCCGCGACGGCATCGAAGGCCGGGCGCAAGGTGTAAGGCTTGCCCCCGACCACGACGCCGACGTCGCCCTTTTCCTGATTCGCCATGGTTCACCTAGGGCAAGGTATACGCCGACAGCGGGGTCACTTCGGCCGTGAAGTCGCACTTCACGTCCACGCCGAGCGCCCCGATCTGATACTTCGTCACCACGCCCCGAAACGCCAGAATGATGCCGGGAGGCGAACCAGCCCCGTCGCCCGCGGCGCCAGCCGGGAACTCGATCTCGAAATCGACTTCGGTGACATCGCGCCACAACGACACGAGCGACCGATCCGGATCGAACCCGTCCCCGCCCGCGACCGTGTGCGAGCCGTGCCCCGGCCGGTAGTTGCCGCGCAACGCAAACGCCCCGGAGTCGCGCAAGGTCGCCAGCTTTTCCCGATGCCGATCCGGGCTCCGGAGGTGGGTCTTTTCGAGCACGCCGGTCGTCATGTCTCCGGGCGTGATGAGATCGATGTCGGCGACGGCCACAAAGGTCTGTGGGGAGTCGCCCTGCCCGATCCGCAGTTCCGAGCCATATCCGATGAACGCATCACCGGGGTAAAAAGTGCCAGTCACATCAGCCATTGCTCTCTCCTGTTAGTTGTCGCACGTCGTTACCCCAGTGGGCTCCAATGGAACAGAAAGTCCGTCCGCACCCGGTCGAGTCGCATCTCCTCCGGGAAGTGCTCAAGATCTCCTGCGTGGAAGAGTTCGACATTGTGGACGGTAATCATCAGGGGGCCGTCCTCAAGTAATCCGCTCCAGCCGAACAGTCCGGACGCCGTCGGCCCCAGTCCGTCCCCGATCACCGCCATTGCCAACTCCTGCGCCGTGCCGAGCGGATCGTCACCGGAGGTTTCCGCGGAGCAACAATCCACCTGGAACCGATACCGCGCCGGATAGTCAGGCCCCCGCAAGTGCTGATCGTGCGGGGTCGAGATGCGCTGCACGCGGATATACGGCGTGGTCGGCTGCTGTGGCGCCTTCAACGCATACAACCGATCGCCGACCAGCATCGTGACCGCGCTCACGGCTTCGAGCCGATCGATGACATAGGCTTCGGTCACGCGGCCCTGCCGGTCACACTGCGACCTCCGAACGACTGCGGGAGGGCCTTGCGGATCGCCGCCCACAGGGACGCGAGCACGACGTTGAGGCTCGTCTGCTTCTGCGCATCGAAGGCCGGCCGCATGAACGGCTGCGCCGCGTGGTGGATGGTCCCGTATTCCTGAAAGTAACCGTAGAAGTGATCGGACGGCTGCAAGGCGGGTCCAACTTCCACGACTGGCCCCGCCCCGAAGACGTCCTCTTCCGCCGCACTGAACCCGGCCGTCTTCAACTTCCGCTTCGACTGCACCCCGATCACGATGTTGTCGGCCAGGTGCGGCCCGCTCGACTGCGAGTCTCTCGGCGCCAGCGCCGCCGCGTGGGCGCGCATCGGTTCCGCCCCGGCGATCAGCGCGTTCCGTTGCACAGTCACCCCGACCGCCTCCGGGAGTTCGCGCAACCGCTTCATCAAGTCCGCCGAACCCTGCAGCGTGACGGACACTCTCATGTGAGCAACCCGCCCGCGAGGGTCATCACTTCCACGCCCCGCTTGCGCCCGAGTTCCTGCGCCGCGACGATGTCGTGGATCCGGCCGCCCACGACGAGTCGTCGCGTCTTCCGCACATCGACCAGGTCCGGATCCCATTCGGCCGAATACGGCAACGCCCACTTCGTGTCGTAGGGCGCCGACACCTGATCGGCGACGAACCGCTCGCGCCCGCCCATGTCCATCTTCGACGCCCAGACGGATTGCAATGCGTCCCACGTCTCCACCGGTCGCCGCGACGCGCCGACGCTCTCTGTCAAGGCCTGCACCGTAATCCACCGATCGCGCGCGCCGTTGGCCGTCATGCGATCACGCGATCCTTCAACATCCCGAGCGTCCCGTCGAGGCCGAGAATCGTCTCGAGACCCGGCGTCTTCTCATCGTCGCCACGGTAGCGGTAGAGCCACGCTAACACCTGGAGCACAAGACTTTGCGCCCGTGCGAAGTCCGGATCGGATTCGGGGTCCGTGTCGACGTCCCACTCCCCCGGCCGCTCCATGCGCCAGACCACAATCGCGGAGGCCTGCTCCATCTTGAGCAACAGATCGGCGTCTTCTTCAGGCGGCGATCCAGCCCCCACGTCCAGCACGCCGTTTTGCTTCAGGTGCGCCACGGCTTGCGCGTAGGTAATCAGGGCCATGCTTGCGCTCCAATGAACTCGGCATCCTTCCGAATCCCGACACGGTGCAGACTGCTCTGCACGCCCAAGTGCTTCACGAAGAATGGCCGCGACACGAGCCCGGTCGTCATCGACGGCCGATCCTGCAGCGCCCAGTAGCCGAGCAGTTTGTCGAACCCGTCATGGGGCCGATCCTGAAACGGGGCGCCTTTCGGTCGCCAGTTCAGCGGGTGGGCCTTGGCCCAGGCCGCGAACCGTCGCGCGTCCGCCGCCCGCATGGCGACGGCTTGCGAGCCTCGCATTTCACGCAGGGGTGCCGTCGCGAGGTGCGCGCTGACCGGCTTGAGCGTGTCAAACGCGAAGAACCGATAGATCGAGACGTCCGGATGGTGATACGTGCCGAGCCATCGCGCCATGCTCTCAATCGGATCCGGACACCATTCGAGGTCGTCTTCGCTCATCACGATCCAGTCGGCGTGAATCTCATCCAGGATCGAAACCTGCCGGATGGCGTTCTCGTTCGGACGCTGACGCACCGGAGGCGGATAGACGAGCCCGGTCTGATACGGCCCCCCGTCACGCGCCATCCACCCGATGTCCGGGTCCGTCGGAAAGACGTGGATGTCCGTCCCTGACACGCCGCCGCCGCGCAGACTGTCGACGGTCGACCGGAGGTAGTTCTTCTTCGGGGAGCGGTCGGCCGTGCGGATGGTCAGGACGAGACTCACGCGGCCCTCCAGAACACCATGGCATTCGACCCATACCACGGCGTGCGCGGCGAACAGCGCAGCCACCGACGGCGCAGCTCCGACGACACCGCCTCCGCATACGTCAACCCATGCACCCGGAACAAGCCGCGCCAGAACGACGGCTCCGCGCAATGCACATGCCCCGGCCCGCGCTGCCCCGGTCCCGCCGCGGTAAATAGAATCCGGCCGAGCGGATCCATGTGCCGCACGAGCGTGTCGACGAGCGTCTCGGCATACTCCGCATCCAGATGTTCCGCGACTTCCCAACAGATGACCCAATCGAAGCGCCGCTTCAGGTCCACCGGCTCGCGGAGGTCCGCCCGCACGAGCACGTCGATGCCGTCCGGCACCGCCAAGTCGATGCCCATCGCTGCGATTTCATGCGCCAGCGCCCACCCGACATGCACGCCTTCGGCGCAGCCGACGTCCAGGAGGCTCGCGGGCGTCCCGAGCACCTCACAGGCCGTTTCCAGGCACCGGAGCGAATGCGGATGCGTCCACCGTCGCGCGACGTGGTAGGACGACCCAGGCGTGTAAAGGTCAGGCCGCGACATGCCGACTCCCACCCCCGATGAGTGCCACAGAGAACGGCGCCCGCAACGTCGTGGCGATCTGGTCGATGACTTGCCGGTGGTCCTTCCGGAAGTTCGGCCGCGCATAGAACGTCTGCGCCCGCACCCCGACGAACGGCGCCAGATAGGCGAAGCCGCCATACGTCCCGACGTAGCCCTTGGCCCGGGCAATGACGGCCGTCTGCGTCTCCAGGTTTGTTACGGGGTCCATCGCCACACGATGCACGCGCGGATGTGGCGCGACGTCAAACTCCCCGTGGTCGTCATACTGCGTCCCGCTGTGCAGGAGCACCACATCGGATGACGCGGTCATCGCCCGCACGATGTCATTCACCATCTGCGTGTGCACGGAGTTCTTCGAGCACGCCATCGAGTTGTAGAACTTCGCCGCGACATACGACGTCGGCAAGTCGAGCCCATGCGGAGGCACCGCGAACCGCTTCGGCACGGTCATGTGCCTGTAGAGGTGCGGGAGTTTGCGCCGCCAGAACGGCCGGAAGAGCGCATACATCAGCGACGGGTGCAGGAGTCGAGTGTCAGACAGTCCCGCCGCTTTCTCGACATGCCGCACAATGTCGCGATCGAAGGTCGAGACGATGTGCTGCTTGGTGGACGGTCGCCCGTGCCGCACACCGCTACACGCCGCCTGCTCGGCCATGCGCTTGTCGTTCTTCTGCCGATAGCGATCGGGCGGATAGAACTGGAACACGTCGACATAGTTGGGACTGATGTCGGCATACCAGGAGCGGCACCCCCCGCGCGAGACAATCCACAGATCCTCGCGGTGGAGATGCCCGTGCGCGACCGCCCACCGAAGGAACGGAATCCAGTAGAGCAGCTCGAAGCCCACTTCGCTCAGCCACGGACCCACAATGATCGGGCCGCGCGTGCGTCCGAGCGCTGCTACCGCGTCGCGGGTGTCCTGCACGAGCTGGAGTTCTGGCGTCATGGATACGCCGCCCACTTCCGGTGCTCCGGGTCCGGCCGCTTGCGCTTGATCGGGCGATTCACAGCAGATGGCTTGATCGATGGCTGGAGGCCCTTACGCACAAAGATGAGATTCGAGCGCGTCCAGCTGACGAGTTCGTAGCCCTTTTCAAGTCCCACGCGGGTCAGGGCCAGCGCACTCGCGCCATAGAAGTTCGTGCCGTCCCACCGCCGGTCAGGGTCGTAGGGCACCGTCCGTGACTTCGAGGCGGACCACTTCGGGTTGTATTCAATGATGACGACACGCGGCCAATACGCCAGCGCCTTCCACACCCACAGGTCGTTGCCGTCGATGTCAATCGAGAGCAAGTCAAACTCTTTCGGGATGCCCGCGCTGCGAAACACCTGATTGACGTTCTCCGCGGTGATGTCCGCTTGCCGCACGATGGCATCCAAGGGTTCCACGTCGAAGAGATGCACCCGCCAGCCGCGCGCGCGGAAGTAGGCGGTGTTCGACTTGCGGAACCCATCGGCCGCGCCAAACTCCACCGCGATCTTGTTCGTGGTGCCAATGGCGCGGAAGATGCGCGCCGCCGCCCGGTCCTCTTTCGATTGCGCGTGCCACTTGCTCATGGGCGGAATCCCCAGTTACCGGCAGAGATTCCGTAGGGCTGCTTGGGTCCGATATACCAACTTGGAGGCAGAATCGTCACCTTGATTCCGCGCTCGCGCGCAATCGTCATCCATACGAGCACGCCGCAATGATCGATCATGTGCTTGTGCTCAAACTTGGTCCCGTGACCGTGCAGCACAATGTGCTCGTAGCCCTCCAGGATCGAGTGCGCGAGCATCACATCGACTTGACATGTGTAGAACTTGGGATGCACGTCAAACGCAGCAAGGATCCGCTCTTTGTTAAAGAGCACACCAGCGGGAATCGTTGGATCCAATTCGGTCAGATACAGCGGCCTGTAGCCTGGCTTACCAGGCCCTGGCAGGCCCTGATACCACCGATAGGTCTTCGGCCGGTTCCGCTTGATCCCGGCATACCCAGGCACAGGATCGAATGGGTGTAAATCCCACCAGGCATGCCACGAATCGATGGTGCCGTATTTCGGAGCCCACCTCTGGTTTGAATGAGTTGTTCCCCACAACTCAGCGCCCGGATAGCGAGTGAGCGGATCCTCGCGCGACGTGCGTTTCCCTAAAAAAATGACCGTCTTCACGCCGCCACCGCCTCCAGGATCGACCCCGACAACGTCGCCCCGTAGTGCGCACGGAGCGCCTTGAGCGCCCGCCGATCAGCGGCGACGTGATTGCGCCACCAGTTCGCCGGCCGCTCTTTCGGGAGGTAGTGGTATCCAGGGGTGAAGGAGAAGCCGACCATCCGCACCGGCACGGCCCCGCAGTAGAGCGCAATCGCCGTCGCGAGAATCCCCGACGAGCACGGCTCTGTCTCCTTGCGTCCAACCAGCGACTTCGCCGGACGATCACACGTCTCCGTCTCCAGCCAGTGTTTCGTGGGCTTGTCGAGGACCGACCACGTCTGATACGTGACGCCGAGCTGCGCCAAGGCCGCGAGGGTATCCTGCTCGCTGGCCTCTTTCGGGCCGCGCAATAACAGCACATGCCCGACCGTCTTACCCTTGGCCTGCTGGAGCATGGTCCGGTGCAACGGCTTGATCCGTGCGGTGCCGGGTTTGTCGACGGCCCGACTCGCCACGACCCAAAGATCGACCGGGCTCGCTACGCTGGAGATACCGCCATTGACCGCAATGACCGTCTCGCGCTCCCGCACATCAGCCGCGGCCGAACCCTTGAGCGGCGCCGAGCCCACCACGACACACGCGCGGCCTTCGAGCAGCGGGCGCACGCGCTCCACCTGGGACCGATCCACGACCGTCGCCAAGGGGAGGCTCATGCCGCCCCCTCTGCTATACTAGGCTCGCTCAGGCCGGGGTGATGTTGTCCCGGTCGGTTCCCCTCCCGTGGGAGAGGTAACATCACCTCGCTAGGACCAGCTACATGCTGGACAAGCCGAACCACGGGGGGGTCCAAACCTATCGCCTGTTCCAACTCCACGCGCGGGAAGGCCTTGAGCGCCGTCTTCCGGCTGCAGTTCAGCACCTCGACGCCAGCCGTCTTGAGCGGCTCCACCAGCGTCTCGAAGCGCTGCAGGCACATGGAGAACGGTGGCCCGCTATTGTTCGGATGCCGCCCGAAGAAGTGCCCGCCTTGCATGTCCACGCCGAGCAAGAGCACCCGCGAGGCCCCGAGGTGGACTGCCACGTTAATCGACTGATAGGCCCCGTTGAGGCCGAGCGCCACGCGCCCAGGGTCCAGGGTCAAGCCGGTCTGCGGCCCACGGCGAAGCACCTGCACGTCTGGGTAGCCGGGGACGGCGGCGAGGGCATATTTATACCGTCCGGTGAACGCGGGATACTTCACCCCGCCGCCCGTGACGTGTGCCGTGGCCCCTTTGTGCCAGCCCCACCAACGGGCGTCCGCCGCATACAGCACGTCCGCATCCGGGGCCAACTTATAGCTATCGTTCACCGCGATCACTGCCGAGACATGCGCCCGCGCGAGGTCCACGTCGGACTGATGGAGCGACGGACCAGAGCCCATCACGAGCACCGTCCCGCCCTCCAAGAGCCGGGGCACCGAGGCGAACACCATCGGGCGCTTTACCATTTGCGCCCCGTCTGCGGGTCCATCTGCGTCAGGTCGCGGCCGTTCGTGCCCGGGTCGCCCTTCTTGCCTTCCTTGCCTTGCTTGCCGCGCCGGCTCGAAATCCACCAGAGCGGCGATCCCTGTTCGGGCTTTGCGCTGTTCTTCTGTTTGACCACCCAGGTATGGCCGTCAAACGCGAAGGACGCACCGGGGGGATACTCCTTGCCTGGCTCCCAGTCCCCCGTATAGAACGTAGAAGGCAACACGAACTCCTTCACGCGCTCCCCTTGACACAGGCGAAGCACCAGGCCGCGCGTCTCATCCAGATACACGTCGTAGTCATCGAACCCGAGGCCGTCATGGCCGTCCTGCCCGTCTTTCGGTTTCGGCCACGTCGCAAGCTGCGCGTGTATGGCCCGTTCCACATCAGCCGGATCGACATCCTTTCCGACCACAGCCCCGACGTTCTGCGTCGTGCCGTCTGAGAGCGTCAGCACGAGATGGCCCGCGCGATCGATAAGCGCACTCGTGAACCCGGTCCCATCCTTCGGGAGAGGAACAGCCGCCACGCGCCGCTCAATCTCGCGCACGATCAACGGCATCACATCGTCAACGGTGACACTGACGCCGTCCTCCCCGTCTTTCGGCACAGGAATTAACCCGACGTCCTTGGACACCATGGAGTAGACACGAGAGACAACCGCCTCCACGTCGATGCTCTTGCCGTCCTGGCCATCCTTCGGTTTCGGAATCGCGGCGACGACACGCGCCACAATCGCGTCTACGTCTGGGGCGTCCGCGTCATGACCGTCGAGGCCAGGATCGCCCTTCTCGGGCTTCGGCACGAGCGCGAGCACGCGCGATACAATCGTGTCGAGGTCAGGCGCAGACGCATTCGTGCCTGGATCGCCTTTGTCGCCCTTATCGCCGTCCTTCGGCTTTGGCACGAGTGCCAAGACATGCTCCACGACCTCATCGAAATCGAGTGGCTGCGCATCCTTCCCCGGATCGCCGTCTTTCGGCTTGGGCAACGCTGCGACAGCCTTATGCACTTCGGCGGCGAGCAACGGCGCCATCTCGGCCATCGTCACGCCGTCTCGGCCATCACGCGGCACGAGCGCCTTCTGGCTTTCCAAGGCCGTCACGCGTGCCACAAGCGCCGCATTCTCCGCACGCAGGGCGGCATTCTCTTTGGCGGCAAACTCGCGGATGACCGGGCCGAGCGCCTTCGTGAGCGTCGCGATCTCTGTCGGCGTCACTGGGATAACTCCAACTCTTTGCGCAGCATCACCGCGAAGGCCGCTTCGACGTCGTCCTCGTCCGCTTCTTCAGGCTCAGTGGTGACAGGCGTCTGGGTCGGCGGTGTCAGGATGGGATTCTTCGACCGCTCATCGAGGTCCGCAAGACTCCAGTTCTGCTGTTGCAGATACGGTGTCCCGCCACCCTTCATCGGCCCGAGGTTCAGCCGGGCGCGGCCTTCGTTCGGCGTCAATACCCCAGAGCCGACGCCCTTGGAGATGACGTCCATCATCGTCGACGAGTCCATCAGGAGCAGATCGGTGACGTTGAACTGCGTCCCGAGCCGCACGCCGCCGACTTTATCCGGTGCCAGTCCGAGGCCGTGGTCCATGACGGACTCAAACGACGTCATCAACGGCTGCAAGCACTGGGTGTAATACTGGACATTCAACGCCTGAATGTTGTTATACGGCGGCTGTGGCCCGCCGACGAGATACCACGGCACCCCGAAGGCGTTCGCAATCGCCTCACAGGCGGACGACCACTGCTCATTCAGTTGGGACTTGTCCGCCGACTCGGCCAGGCCCTCATATGTCAGGCCGTCTCCGACCACCGCAATACGCCCGCGGTTCTGCCCGCCGTAGTTCCGCTCCCAGTTTTCTTTGAGACGAAGCGCCGTGGTTTCCGAGATGGCGCCAGGCGCCGTCAGGATGCCACCCGGTTGCGACCCGTTGCCGAAGAAGTGCGCGCTATTCGCCTGAATCTTCAGGCCGAGCATGGCCGCGATCCCACAGGCATAGAGCGGCGAAATCCCGACGAGCGGATGGTAAAACGAGTTCCAGAGGTCGTGCATGATCTCGCGCGCTGGGACTACGACCGCCTCTGGGAGTTGCGAGAGGTTGTCGGTGTTCAGTTCGTAGAAGACGGAGCCATCCGGCGCCACCAGCGGCTTCACGCGCGCCGGGTCGAGCACATACAGGTCCGTGACCACTCCGCGCGCGTCCCGCTGCTTCAGCGCATACGTATTGCCGTGGATGAGCTTCGACAGCATCCACACCATGCGGAAGTGAAACGGCGTCTGATAGTGGTTCGGGCGGCGCAGGACGGGCGAAAAGGCCGGATTTTCGGTCGGCGCCCAGACGTCGTTCTCCTCTTCCCGCACCAACTCAAAGCGCGTCTTCGCGACGTCGCCCGAAATGAGCCGCAGGCAGGCAAAGACGGTCGGATGCTGCAGGAGGTCGCAGAGGGGCGTCTCAATGTTGCACTGCCAGGCCCCGGTGAACCCTTCGCGGATAATCGAGTGCCAGCCGCCGCGTGACCCCACCATGAGGCCGGCGCTATTCGCGGGGCTCATCGCCGCGACGGGCGCCTTGACCGTCAAGGCCGTCGTCATGGCCCGCACAAGCGAGACGTTAGCCATTCACGATACCTGTTCGGATCAATCCCGCGACTGCGAAGAGGAACACGCTGACTGCAATCAGCGCCCATCCCAGACCGGCGAGGATGAACACGCCAGTCGTCATCACGGCCGCACCGGAAACGGCACAGAGACACAGCCAGAGCAAGGCCGAGCCAAGCACTCCGAAGTCTCGCACCTGTGCGTTGGGATTCTGCCGATCAGGCGGGGCAATCGGCTGAAGCACGTAATCGCTGGCCACGTCGGTCACGGTTCCGGCTCCAGATCGCGGCGCTGATAGGTGCGCGACGGCTCAGGGGCCTCGGGCGTCTCAGGCGTGATGGTGGAGGTCGTTAACTTGCGCGGACGCCGCCGTCGTGGAGTGGGAGGGTCCGGAAGGGGCTCAGGTGGACGCTTCGGCGCGACCGTGGCGCGGCCCTGGGCGAGCAGCGCGCCCGAGTGAATGCGGGAGATCTGGAACCGCTCGCCGGTCTGTATCTCGCGCCCCTGCAACTCCAAGGGCTCCGAGGCGACCAGCCATATCCCGTTGAACATCAACCCTCGCACCCGAGGTATAGTGGCGGTATCGGCTGCGCCCTAGGTAAGCGGCCGACGACGCCACTAGACGGCACTCGAAAAGGTCTAGATGTGGCTCCAGCCGGCCACGAGATAAACAGAGAACGACCTAGGCTCTCGACACGGGACTGCGCGACGGTGCACTCACCGATCACAGGGCCAACGAATCGTGCCGGTTGGAACATCCACCCTCACATAGAGAAACGCGCACCCGTCAGTTATCCCCAACGGATGCGCGTCCGAGTTACGCCGTCAGGCTCCTATGCGGTGCCGGCGGACCACTGCACGTCGTCCATCCAGGCCACGCCGGCATTCCGCCGCCGCGTCCAGTAGATGTAGCGCTCGCAGCGCAGCGCGACGCTGTTCGTCTGGAACATCGACACGACCACCGACCCAGTCGCCCCGGCGGGCGATCCGAGCGATCCGGCATCCATGACCGGCGCGTCGTCCATCTCGAGCGACGCCTCGCGGCTCAGGTCCATCGAGAACCCGCCATCGTCCGCCAGGAAGATTTCCGGCGCGGCGAGCAGGACGATCAGGTTGTTCGCAGGCGTGCCGAGAATCGCATACTGCGACGTGACCACCGGCAACCCGTAGAACGTCCCGCCGTTCATGTTGATCGTCGGGAAGGCATAGGCCCCGAGCGACGTCCGCATGAGCGACAGCGCCAGCGCGACACTGTTCGGCATGATCCAGTGCGTCGGCATGATGTGCGCCGAGATGAAGGAGTTCATCAGGGCTTGCACGTCCACGTCGACCGCATCGAGCGTCACGCCCGAGGCGTTCAGATTCGCGATACCGTTCGTGATCGAGGCCGGGGAGACGCCCGCCGACGCCGTCTTCGCGGGATCGATGAAGTCGATGTCGAGCCGTTCCTGCAACGCCCGCACGAGCAAACTGCGGACGCGCGCTTCAGCCGAGGGACTGGAGAACCGCACCAGCTCGTCCGTCAGAACCGCGATGTTCGCGACCTTCGTGAACGGGATGGTCGTCTCGTTGTAGTCGCCCTTGGTGAGCGGCTTCGCCTTGCCCTGCCCGACCCAGTAGCCCGCCCCGCCCGACGTTTCGCCGCCGATGCGGGAATTGAAGGAGACGCGGGTCATGCCGTCGATACGGCCGATGATGGTCTGCGGTCGGAGATACTCGATGAACTCGCTCACGAGGTTCGTCGGGTAGACCAACGGCCCCGCCCACGTCGAGTCCAGCGTGGACCCGGCCGGCACAACTTCCTTGAGTAGCGCCTGAATGCGTGTCAGGCCGGGGAAGTGATGCTTCGCCAACTCCAGCGCCGAGATGCCCGTCCGGAGTGCCGCCGCGCGGCAAATCACATACTTGGACAGTTCGATGCCGGGCGGCAACTTCTGCTCCGGCGCCTCGCCCATGACCACATGCGATTGCGGCTGATGGGCCTCGCGCACGTCGCCCGTGGGGGCCTTCGCCACGACCGTGCGGGCCATCGCGGCCTGTGCGGCTTCCTGCGCCTTGAGGCTGTTCACCTTGCCCGCCAAGGACACGACCGTGCCGGACAGCGCGTTGCGCTCGCCGACTTCGTGCTCTTCGAGACTGCCATCGGCCGTCTCCCGCGTGTTCAGTTCTTCGAGTCGGGCGTGCTTCGTCTGCAGCTCGGCAATCGCCGAGGTAATCTGATCGCCAATGGGTGTCGCCATGCGCGACTCCTTCTGTTGGGAGCCGCCCACATAGGAAGGCGAGGGTGTGTTGACGGTGCCCCCATAGGAGGGCTGAGTGGCGCGTTGCGCCAGGTCCAGTGTTTTAATCGTGTGAATCGAGGCCGTGGCATTCGCGGCAATCGTCACCGCGGAGAGTTCCATCCATTCCCATGTCAGGAACTTCTGGCCGCCCCACGGATCCTTCGCGTTGAGCGGCTCCATCGTGAGGGCTTTGAACCCAATCGAGAGGCCGCGCACGAGGCCCGCCTTGATGAGCGTCCAGGCGCGGTCAATATCGGGGAGGCCGGTGTCCTTCGCAATCTGCGCGCGGATTTTGATGCCCGCCTTCGTAACCGTCGCCGCGAGCACATGCCCAATGGGAGAATCGGCGCGATGCTGCCACAAGAGCGGCATGGGCAATCGAAAGACGGCGCCGTCAGGCACGACTACGTCACCGGCCCTATCGACTTCGGGCGTGCTCGCGACGCCTTCGATGATGCGCTCGTGTTCGTCGATGGTCTTGACGTGATCGAGAAGGCTATACGCCCGCGTGAGCATGGAGTGGCCCCAATGCTACGGAGGCGACACAGGGCCGTCTATTTTGGGTTTCTTAAATCCTTGTCGAGCGCCTTCCGGATGATGTCTTGCACCGACACCCGCTGATACATGGCACGTTGAAACGCCCGGTCATAGAGGCTCTCCGACATGGTCAAATGCACGTCGGTGGAGGCCTCTTTCGGCGAGACGGACGGCCGGCCGCGGCGATTCACCTGTGGACTCATGCGCCCCCACCAAGCACGAACATCTGGTAAGCCGGCTCCACGGCGTGCCGGTTCCGCTCCATAAGATCGACCGCCATGACCAGCGCCGCCACCCCGTCGATGCGTTCCGTCGAGACCTTCTTCGAGATCTTTAGGTTGCCGGTCGGGTCGCTTTCGACTGAGACGTTCGAGATGTTCCACCGCAGAATCGGGTGGCCGTCGTGGCGCAGCGTGCGGGACAGAATGGCCTTTTCTAAGGACTTCGTCGGGGCGGACAGGCTCGCGAAACCCTGCCGCATCGGGATACAGTCGAAGCCGTCCTGCTCCTGGAGCCGCGTCACCAGATCCGTGGCGTTCCACGGGTCGAAGGCGATATGCCGCACGTCAAACTCCGCCGCCCAATCCTTCAACCGCTGGCGCACCACCTCGTAATCGACCGTCGGACCAGGCGTCACGACCAACTCACCCTCGCGCGCCCACTGGTCGTAGGGCACCCGATCCCGTCGCGACCGCTCGAGGATGGCGTCCTTCGGCACAAAGAACTGGGCCAGCACGTCAAAGCCGTCATCGTCAGGAAAGACCGCCACGGTCGCCGTCAAGTCCTTCGTGGAGCTCAGGTCCATCCCGACGTAACATCGCCGGCCGAGCAACCGCTGTCGATACTCCGCTCGGGTCATGCCGCCTCCGTCACGCAACACGCATCCCAGGCCGGCATCGAAATCCACCGCGCCGCCTGCTCCGTCCACTGATTGAGATACAGCCGCCGGAACGTGTTTTCCTGCGCCGGGATTTCCTTGGCCCGCGCCGCGGCGATCCGCATGTCCTCCAGGCTCCGGAAGTCCCCGAGGGCCGGGTTCGCCTTCTTCCACACCTTTTCGTCCGTCCAATCGGCATCGATCGGCGCCTCATACAGAATCGGCAGGAAGGTCGGATCGAGGCTCGGGTTCTCTTCCACCTTCTTCGCGTGCGCGTAGAGTTCCCAGAGAATCGAATGCCGGTCATAGCCGGCCGTGGTGATGGCAATCATGTAAGGTTGCGCCCGCGCCCCTTGGCTGGTGGAGAGCACGTCCCACAGTTCCCGGTTCTGGGCTGCGTGGAGCTCGTCATAGATGACGACCGAGGCGTTAAAGCCGTGCTTGCTGTAGGCTTCGGCCGAAATGGCGCGGTAGAAGCTGCCGGACTTGCGATGCACGATCCGCTTCTGGGAATCGATGATCTCGCATTGGGCCAGGAGTTCAGGATCGTTCCGAATCATCTGCGCCGCGACGTTGAACACGAGCGCCGCCTGGTCCTTGTCCGAGGCCGCGCTGTAGACTTCCGCGCCAATCTCCCCGTCAAAGAGCAGGAAGTAGATTGCCAGCGCCGCGCACAGTTCAGACTTGCCGTTCTTCCGCGGCAACATCAGGAGGCAAGTCCGGTATTGTCGCAGGCCGTCGCGGCGGGTGGTAAACATCCGCTTGACGATACCCACCTGCCACGGGCGCCGCAGGTTGAACGGTTGCCCCGCAAACGGCCCCTTCGTGTGCGTGAGTTGGTTGATGAGCCGCACCGCTCTAGCCGCCTGGGTTTCCGCCCTCACTTCAGCGCCCCCGCCCACTTCGACACCGGCTCGTCCGGCTTCTTCGGGACCGAGATCCGTGCTCGGCTCACCGGCTCCAGCCCGAACAGGGCCACCCACGGCCTGAGCGCGTTGGCCGTGTCCCGTTCCAATCGGGCATCGAACGCCGGCCCGCCCTTCGCCACCATCGCCGCCGTAAACGTCGCCTGAAGTTCGCACATCGTGGCAAATGCCCGCACGTCGGCGGTGGTCAAGGTGCCCATGGCGAGGCAAATCGGGGCCAATTCGTCCCAGACCACGCCAGCGGAGTCGGAGAGGGCCGTCGGCTTGACCACCTCTCCAGACGGTGGACGTGGCTCATTTTCATTGAGCTTTTTACGACTCGGGTTCCCGCGGAGCACCGTCAACGCGGACGGTTGCGGGCGCCTCCCGCTATTTTCAAACCCCATAAATCCCCTGAGACCGCCAATCTTTGCCCGAAAGTTGGCGCGAGCGTGCTCCAGCGGTCCTAT